CGCACTCAACTTCCTCATCCCGATCGTCGTGAAGGTGCTGGGCTGGATCGCACAGCTCGCCACGATCGTCGGGAAGGTCGTCAAGGGCATCGTCGCCGGGTTCAAGTGGCTGTTCGACGTCCTCCTCGGCCACAGCATCATCCCCGACATCGCACGCGGCGCCATCAGGTGGTTCACCGACCTCAAGGACAAAGCGCTCCGGATCTTCACTGGGACGGGCTCAAGGCCCTCGTCAAGGCGCCCATCAAGTTCTGGATCGACGTCGTCTACAACAAGGGCATCGTCTCCGTCTGGAACAAGACCGCGGCGAAAATCCCCGGTGTCCCCGACCTCAAGCCGATGAGCATGCCGAAGGGCTTCGCGCGCGGTGGGATCCTCCCCGGCCAGTCGTCGTGGCGGCAGGGCGACGACCAGCTGGTGCCCATGCGCCGCGGCGAGGGCGTGTACGTCTCCGAGGCGATGCGCGACCCGTATGAGCGGGCCCGGCTTCACGCCGTGAACCAGGCCGCCATGCGCGGTCAGTCCCTCCGCCAGTTCCGCGGTTTCGCGGAGGGCGGGATTTTCGACGGCATCACCAACGCCGTCGGCAGCGTCCTCTCCAAGGGCGCCGACGTTGCCCGCGGCGGTCTCGCCGACCTGGCTGAGTCCGCGTTCTCCCCGGTGAAGAAGGGCATCACCAAAGCCCTCGGGAAGAACAAGTCCGGCTGGCCCGGCATGATCGCCCAAGCCCCGATCGGGCTGATCGACAAGGCCATCAACTACATCCGCGGCAAGGACATCGTCGAGGGCACCGGGCAGTGGCTCAAGCCCGTGAGCGCCCCCTACGGCACCCCGTTCGGCAAGCCGGGGCTGATGTGGTCCAGCGGCCGGCACACCGGTCTCGACTTCCCGGCGAAGACCGGCACGCCGATCCGGGCAGTGGACTCCGGGGTCGTCCGCCAGGCAATCGACTCGGGGCCTTACGGCAAGCACATCGAGATCAACCACGGGTCGGGCCTGTCGTCCCTGTACGCCCACATGTCGGCCATGCTCGCGAAGGCGTCGGACACGGTGAAGCGCGGCCAGCAGATCGGCCGTGTCGGAGCCACCGGCAACACCACCGGCCCCCACCTCCACCTCGAAGCCCGCATCAACGGCAAGACCGTCGACCCCATGCGCTACCTCGACGGAGGAGGCGACGGGGGTGGCGGTGCTGGGGTGGAGCGGTTCCGGGGTGTCGTCACCCAGGCCCTCGGGCAGGTCGGCCAGTCCCTCACCCTGGTCAACACCACGCTCCGCCGCATGAACCAGGAAAGCGGCGGCAACCCTCGGGCCGTCAACCGCAACGACATCAACTGGATCAACGGCACGCCCAGCGTCGGGCTCATGCAGGTCATCGAGCCGACCTACAACGCCTACGCCGGGAAGTACCGCAAGACCGGACCCAAGATGTACGGGGTGTCCGTCGACCCGATGGCGAACATCTACGCCTCCATGCGGTACGCCCTGTCCCGCTACGGCTCCCTGTCCCGGGCGTACAACCGGCCCGGCGGGTACGCCCTCGGCGGCATCGTCGGCGGCGGGGTACAGATCAACACCGGGCTCCGCAACCCCGGGTACGCCACCGGCGGCATCATCCGAGTCGGCGGCAAGAGCATCGACACCGGCCCCATCGCAGCGTCGGTCGGCACGAACTTCCTCAAGAGCCTCGCCGGAACAGCATCCGCGATCGACAAGGCCATGACCACCGTGGCCACCGCGGTGAAGAATGCATTCAAGGGCGTCAAGACGACCCTCGACGACCGACTCATCAAGAACCTCAACGCGCAGAACAAGACCCTCCAGAAGCTCGCCGGGCAGCGCGACGCCCTCACCGCGAAGATCGCCCAGGCCAAGGCGTTCGCCACCGAAACCACCGCGAACGCCAGCAACTTCACCGCCCTCACCAGCCTCCCCAACAGCGGCCTCCCGTTTGGTGCGGACGGCATCCTGTCCGGCCTGCAAGTACGCCTCGGCCAACTCCAGTCTTTCTCAGCGAATCTGGCGACCCTCGGCAAGCGGGGCCTGTCGAAGGAGTTCCTCGGGCAGCTCATCGCCGCCGGCCCGGACCAAGGTGCGCCCTACGCGGCGGCGTTGGTGAAGGCGACCGACGCCCAACTCAAGTCGATCAACGCAACCCAGGTGCAGATCGGGAAGGCCGCCACCGCCTACGGGCAGTCCGCCGCCGACGTCATGTACGACGCCGGGGCCATGTCGGGGAAGGGCTACCTTGCCGGGCTAAAGGCGCAGGAGTCGGCGATCGTGAAGGCGATGGCCGACCTGGCGAAGAAGATCCAGAAGACCATCAAGGTCGAACTGAAGATCAAGTCCCCGTCGCAGGTGCTGCGAGCCCTGGGCCGGTTCACCGGGCTCGGCTATGTGGGCGGTGTCCGCGAGACCATCCCGCAGGCCGCAGCAGCAGCCGTCTCCATGGCCCGCACCGTCCGGTCCGCCGCCGCGGCCACCATGGCACGCACTGAGGTCAGCACCGTCAACAACACGGCCGGTGACCGGATCTTGAACTACCACGCACGGACAACTGAGGTGGCCTCCAGGCGGAGCATCCTTGACGCGCTTGACGCCCAGGACTTGCTCCACCGCCCTGTCATGAGCGGAGCCAACTGATGCCGATCCTGGTCGCCTCATCAACCCCGCCGCAGGAGCAGCCGCCGTGGGAGTGGCCACCGCGTCTCATCGAGATGCCGCTCGTCAGCTTCACCGACCCCGCGGGGGTGACGACGCTCCTCACGGACTGGGAGCACGGCTGGGTGGTGCAGCCCGGCATCAAGGGCCTCGACATGCCCGACTACGCCATGGCCACCGACGAGTCCCCTGGGATCGACGGCTACGAGGTGCGCCAGGTCCGCGCCCAAGGCAAAACGATCAGCATCCCCATCGCGTTCTGGGCCAACGACTCCCGGGCCGCCTACCTGGCCCGCCGGCGCACGTTCATCCGCGCCCTCAATCCCAAGCGCGGGCAGGGCACCCTGACCCTGACCCAGCCGGACGGAAGCACCCGCAGCATCGGCGTCCGCTACCAGGACGGCATGGAAGGCGACGAGTCCCTCGACGCCGCAGGCGCCCGGTGGTGCATCGCGGTGATCACCTTCGCCGCCCCGTCCCCGTACTGGACCGGGGGAGAGGTCACCAGCGAATGGCGAAACGGCACGGGCGGCGACTTCTTCCCGTTCCTGCCGCTGACCGTGGGCGACTCGCAGGTGCTGGGGTCGGTCACTGTCGACAACGACGGTGACGACGATGCCTTCCCCGTGTGGACGATCACCGGCCCGGCCACCTCGGTCACCCTCACCAACACGACGACCGGGGAGACCCTTGCCCTGACCCGCACCATCACGGGCACGGACACCATCGTCATCGACACCCGCGAACGCCGCCAGACCGCGCTCCTCAACGGGGTCACGAACCTGTGGCCCAACTTGTCCGACGCCTCCTCCCTGTGGGCGCTGGAGACCGGCGTCAACGACCTCACCCTCACCGTGGCCGGCTCCACGTCGGCCACCTCGGTCCGCATGACATACCAGCCCCGCTACCTGGCCGCCTGAGAGGAGGACCCCCATGCCAAGCCCCGCACTTCGCGTCTACGTCCGCAACCCCGCCCTGGAGAGGATCGGTCAGGTCGACGACTACACCAGCCTCACCGTCATACCCCGCTACAACGCCATCGGGTCCTTTGTCCTGGAGATCTCCGCCGACTCGGGGAAGGCCGGGTTGTTGGTCGAGGGCAACGGGCTCATCATCCGCACCGTCGACGGAACCTTGGTGGACTCCGGGCCGATCCGCACCGTCGACTGGTCCCGCTCCAAGGACGACTCAGGGGCCGGGAAGCTCACCATCGGCGGGGTCTCCGACACGGAGATGCTGGCCCGCTACACCTGCTGGCCGGCTCCCGGCAGCGCGATCGGGTCGCAAGCGGACGCCGTGTACAAGATCAGCGCAGTGGTGGCCGAGACGGCCATGCGGACCCTCGTCAACGTGAACGCCGGCCCCGGGGCGCTGGCGTCACGCAAGAACGCGCTGCTGACGCTCGCGGCCAACGGGAACCGCGGGCCGGCGATCACCCGGCAGCTCAACCAGTTCGACTCCCTCTTTGCCGTTCTTCAGGACATCGCGAACGCCGCCGGGCTCGGGTTTCGCGTCGCCCAGGTCGGCTCTGGCCTCCAGTTCCAGGTGTACGAACCCGTCGACCGCAGCGGCACCGCACGGTTCGCGTTCCGGCTGGGGAACCTCACCGACGCCAACTACTCGACGACGCCGCCCACCTGCACCCGGGCCATCGTCGTCGCTGGCGGGCAGTCCTCGCCCCGCCAATGCAAGACCTACGACCGGATGGATGCGTTGTTCCCCGGCCTGGCCCTGGAACAGTTCGTCGACCTCACGAGTGTCGACACCGCGTCCGTCGACCTGGCCGCGCAGATGGACCAGGCCGCCGAGGAAGCCCTCACCTCGGGGGCAGGGCAAGGGTCGCTGGCCATCAGCCCGATCGACATCCCGCAACTCCGCTACGGACGCGACTACCAAGTCGGCGACACCGTGTCCGCAATGGTCCGCGAATCGTGGATGACCGACGTCGTCCGCGAAGTCACCCTCGCCTGCACTGCCACCGACGGGGTGACCGTGAAGGTGGCCGTCGGCTCCAGCGACGGCGACGGCACAGTCGCCCGCATCTACAAGTTTCTCGCCCAGCTCAAACGAGACCTGGGCAGAGTCAAGACCCGGAAGGCGGCCTGAGATGGCTGAGTTCTCCGCGCCGTTCGACGGCTCCCCGATCGCCACCCAGTCCCAGTGGTCCCGCATGGCCCGCAGGTGGGGGATCGACGGGGTCCACGCCTCCGACCCCGCCGACACCGCCCTCAAGATCAGCGGAAACGGCAGCGGCAACGTCGTCCTCCAGGCAGGCGAGGCCTTCGTCAACGGGTTCTACTACCTCAACGACACGACGAAGAACATCCCGATCACCGCGAACCTGGGCACGACAGCCCGCGTCGACATGGTCGTCCTGCGGGCCTCCATGAGCGCCAAGACCGTCCGCGCCGCCTACAAGACCGGCGGCAGCAGCGCCCCAACCCTCGCCGCCGACGAGAACGGCGACTACGAGATGCCGCTCGCCCAGTGCACCGTTGCCGCCGGATCCTCCGTCGTTACCGCCGTCAACGTTCTCGACCGCCGGTGGTTCACCGACCGCGGCGCCGTCCCCGGTCTCCCCGGCGCCCGACGCCCGAGCGTGAGGGGGCAGCTTCTCGTCGAGGGCACGAAGCTGTACGTCGGCGACGGGGCCGGCTGGCAGTGGCTCACGTCGCCGGGTGTGGAGGAGGACACGTACACCCCGCAGTGGACCGTCGGCAGCACCACCATCCAATGGGGTGCGTCAGCCACGAACTTCGGCAGGTACACGGTGCGCGGCAAGCGCGTCGACCTCCTGATCCACCTGGTCCCGTCCGCGAACCCGATCTCCTCCACCGAGCCGATCATGGTGTCTTTGCCGCCTGGATACCCGGCCGCCTCCCACCACCGGTCAATCCTCAACTGGGCATTCACCGGCACCGCCGGCGACGGCATCGGCAGTGCCGTCATCTACCCCACCCTGTCCACCACGAAGATCGCCCGCCTGCGGTACGCCATGAGCAACAGCGTCAGCAGCACCGTGCCGCCCGAGGTGTTCACCATGCACACCAACCAGCCGTGGCCCATGCGCGCCGGGGATGTCCTGACCATCGACGGCTCCTACTGGCTCGCCTAACCCCCGAAAGGACACACCATGCGACACCTCTTCGGGGGCACGACCTCGGACTACGCCATGCAGCAGGTCGGCAACCAGCTGCTGCTCCGCCCCGGCGCCACAGGCACCGTGTGGAACGCGGTTGTCGGCGGCACCCAGCTCGTCGATCTGACCGACACCAGCGGTGTGCCGATCACCAGCGTGGTCGCCGCAGCCGACGGGTCGGTGTCCTTCTACGGGCCTGAGGATGCCACCGAATGCTTCATCGACTTCGGGTTCGGCCGCCGGTACACGCTGATCGCCTCCGACATCGCGAGCACTGTCTCCGCCCGCCTCAACAGCTTGGTGGCGACGGCCGCCGACGACGCGGCGGCAAAGGCGACCGCAGCGCAGGCGGCAGCCACCGCGGCTGCCGCTTCGTCGGCAGCGGCCCTCTACCTGCCGAACGCGATCACCACCATCGACGCACTGCTCGGCGGCGTGACGCCGGCGGCCCCCGTGTACTTCGGGCACCGTGGCGGGGGCATGGTGCGCCCGGAGCACACGCTGGCCGGCTACCGGGCTACCGGGGCGATGCGGTACCCGCTGGAGATCTCCGTCAACGTCGACGCCAGCGGGGAGCTGTGGTGTCTGCATGACCCGACCGTGGACCGGACGACGAACCGGACGGGGTTGCTGAGTTCGTTCACGACGGAGGAGGTCGCCCAGCAGATCCAGACGAACAGCCGGCCGCTGTTGGGGGCCGGGTGGGCGGAGCAGAGGCTGGTTCCGTTGAGGCAGGTGCTGGATGAGTTCCTCGGCAAGGTCCCGATCCTGCTGGAGCCGAAGGCGAACGACGCGGTGGTGCCCACCCAGCAGCTGTTGGACGCCTCGTACCCGCATGCTCCCCGGTCGGTGATCTGGAAGGCTCACATCGGGACGCTCAGCTTGCCGTGGGCTAAGGCGCGCGGGTACCGGACGTGGGTGTACCTGGACTCGGGCACCACCGACGCCACCATGGACGCCAAGGACGCCAACGTCGACTACTGGGGCGTCAACACGACGTTCTCGGATGCTCGCATTTCGCAGGTGGTCGCGCGCGGGAAGCCCGTGTTCGCATGGGCGGTGTACCGGCGCAGCCAGGTTGCCCGCCTGACTGGGCTGGGGGTGGTCGGGATGATGTCGTCGGATCCCCGGTACGTGTCGACGTCGGCTCCTCAGCGGACGGCGTCCCGGTGGGATCTGCAGGTCAAGGAGTCGGGGTGTACGCCGACGATCGACTACGACGAGACCTACGCCTTGCAGTTCGCCCCGTCTCCGGATGTGGGCTGGGTGTCGGTGGCGGCGGTTCCGTTCCAGTCGGTGGGGTTGGGCACGTACTGCCCGATCGCGGTGGGGGCGGGCGGGTACCGACTGTCGTTCGATATGAAGTTCAAGGTGCTGCCCGCCAGCACCCTGCACGGGGGGATCTACTTCGGGAAGCAGTCGGACGATCCGTACAGGTTCTCCCAGTCGAACGCCACGGGGGGCTACCACTTGGTGATGCGGGCGAACGGCCAGATGCAGCTGAACAAGCACACTGCCGGGGTGACGTCGGGAACGACGATGGGCTCGGTGATCGCGACGACAGCTCCGACGGCTGACGGGGTGATGAGCTTCCAGGTGGATGTGACGCCGACGACGGTGGAGGTGCGGCGCACGGACGGCACTGGGTGGACGACGGGCGCGTTGGCGGATACGACGTACCGGGGCGGCTACTTCGGGCTGTCGAATGGGTCGATCACGGATGTGGCGACCCGCCCGTACTGGCGGAACCTGGTGGTCACCCAGTTGTGATTACTTGCCTGGTTCGCTGACTTTCCCGCTTGAGGGAAGCGGCGGACCAGGCAAGCGAGCCGGAGGGCCGGGCCCGGTCATGACCGTGACGCCGCCCAGAGGGCACCGAGTAGGCAGAACCATGTGGCTACTGCCAGCACGACCACGACGGGGTTCGGGTCGTTGAAAAAGCGGACGGCCCAGAGCGCGCCTATGAGGAGCGCCCCGAGGTACAGGTACCGATCGGAGTGCCGGGTCTTCTTGCTGCTCATAGGTGGTCCCGCCAGTTCATGCCGTAGGGGAGTGCACCAGGGTCTGCTGCGGGCTCACCGTTGTCGTACTGGTCGACGGTGAGGGTCATGCCGGCGCCGGTGCAGTCCACTTCGGTGACCTTGCCGAAGGCGATGATCCTGCCGGTGGCGGGGTCGGTGCAGGCGACGAAACGGCCAACGAGCGGGTCAGGGGCGGGCTCGGTGCGCGAGGTGCACCCGCACGCCTGGTCGTTGATCAGGAGGAGCCCGCAGTCCGGCTTGGGGCAGCGGATGGCCGACTGGATGGGGTCACCCAGGCGGCAACTCACGGCGTCCACCCTTCGACGGCGGCCCAGATGAGGCTGGCAGCAAGGAGGGTAAGCGCGATGGCCAGCCATGTCATCGGGAGGGTGATGAGGTCCGCCACGAACTGGCGGCAGGCGCTACGGGGCCTCTCGGTCACTTCGCCTCCTTCGTCATTGCGGTCGGTGGTTCGACAAGGCATGGTGTGGTGCGCTCCTCCGTCAGCGGCTCGCCCCTGTCGCTGGGGTCGACGCGGATATGCCCGTCGGCGCTGAGCACGAACGCGGCGTAGTGGATGGTGCGGTTGCCGGGCGGCCCTGTGACGGTGATGTCCCGACGAGGGATGCGCAGGGGGATGTTGTTCGCCTGGAGCCAGTCCTTGACCTGGTCGTGGAGCGGGCTATCCCAGAACGGGTCGTCGTCCGAAGGGGCGGACACCGTAGTTGTGGGGCTGAGGACGCTCACGTTGCCTCCGGGTCGATGAGGTCTGCGGCGCTGGCGACTCCTCGGCAGAAGTCGCACCCTTCGGCGCAGTGGGCACTGACGGGTGCGCTGCCGACACCGAAGTGGGTGCGCTGCCTGTTGGCGAGGTAGCGGGCGTGCTGATTGAGGACCGTCTTAGCCGCGTGCTCAGCTTGCTCCGGTGTGTGAGCCACGGAGAAGAGGGCCACGAGGGTCGAGCGAGGATCGGGCGCGGGGAGGCTGCTCATGTCGTCTCCTGGCTGTCGAGCGCCTGGATGGTGGCGCAGGGGTGTGCGGTGGGTGGGTTGTCGGTGCTGCCGTCGGCCCATCCGGAGCACTCGACGCAGATGGTGCGGCCACCGTGCTCGACCGGGCGGTGCAGAGCGCGGACGCGCTGGATCGCTGCTGCGGAGCTTGTGGCGCCTGCTGCTATCTCGGCGAGTGTCAGCTCGTCGAAGTCCTCCAGCATCTGATGTGCACCCTCACTCAGGTCATCCCAGGCGGTCACGGGCGTTCCCTCGCTTCGTCTTCGATGCCGAGTGACCCCCGAAGCCGGTGGAGGCGTTCCTGGGGCCAGCAGGTGAAGCGGCCCTGCTGTACCGCGTCGGCAACCTTCGGGTCGGACGATGCATACGCCCGCGACAGAAGCCGCAGCCACTCCACGTCCGTCCACCGCACGTCCCGGTGGTAGCAGCGGGGGCCCGATCCCCGGGCGTCGGCCGGCGGGCAGCCGATCTCGACCGGGCCGCCGGACACTTCCTCGATGACGAGGTCGCATCCGGGGTGGAGTGCGCTTCCGGTCTTGATGGTGTCGGCTGCGTCTCCGGGGGTCCTGTGCTCGGTGCTGTGGGTGGCCGGGTCGTGGGACACACAGAGGACGTAGTAGTTGCTGCTCATGAGTACATCCCGAGGTGGTGGAGGCGGTCGACTATGCGGCTGGTGAGGTTGCCGACGAGATAGGCGAGGACCTCTTCGTTGTCGAGGTCGTCGTTCGGGTGGCCGTGGTCGGGTTGCCAGTCGGTGCGGTAGATGCCCATGGCCGCGTGGGTAACCTCGTGGACGACGATGCTGGTACCGAGGCGTTGTCTCCATAGTCGGATGAGGGCGGCGGTGGTCCCGCCGTCCGTGTACGCGTGGCAGACACCCAGCGCCTCCGCGAAGTGGAGCGGCTCCGCGCCGACGTACCGAGTCGCCGCATCGCGAAGCTCCGCCAAGTCCTCATAGACCTGGACCGCGACGCGGCGAAGGGGCCCTGCGGCACGGGTGGAGACGCGGAACTGGCAGGCGAGGTCAGCCACGGATGACCTCCACGTCGGCGTTGTCTTCGTCGTCGAGTCCGTAGGCTTCGGCGAGGGCGAGGACGGTGGGGCAGTTGCCGCGCCCTTCGGGTACTCCGTCCCAGTCGTGGCAGGTCTCGCACCCGAACCCGGCACTGTGCGGCCCGTAGCTCGGGTTGACGACTCGGGTGGTGTACGGGTGCGCGGCCAGGATCTTCCGGTCGGCGGCGCACCAGCGGAGCATCGTGGCGGGATCGCCGGCGGCGATGTGGCCTGCGACCGCAGGCCCCAGGCCGTCCGCGACCAGTAGTCCGGACTCGGTGACCACCTCGAAGAAGTCAGCGGACTCATTCCATCTCGTGCGCCACTCTCGCCCGATCTCCTTGTCGGCCGCCCGCGCGTTCTGCTCGCGTCGCTCGATCTCCTCGGTGATCCATTCGTGCAGTCCGGGGGTGACGTCCCACTCGGTGACCGTGACCACTTCCTCCGGGGCACCGTGCCGGCGGATCTGGTTCAGCCGAAGCTTTCGGTTGCTCACGCCCCGTCTCCGACGTTGGCGAGGAGGATGGCTTTGGTGAGTTCGAATGCCTGCTGTTCGGTGAACCCGGCCTGCACGTAGGTCTCGTACACCTCGTGTAGCTGGGCGGCCTGCTGTGCCAGCTCGGTCATGGGGTCGGTCGGCTCAGGCATCCGGGGCCTCCTCGGTGTTGTCCGGGTAGGTATCGAGGAGCCAGATGTCGTCGAGCGCCCCGAGAGCGACCCGTGCGGCGGCGTCGGGGTAGCTGCCGCTGATCTGCGGGGCGGGTACGTGTGCCATGTGCTCGCCACGGGATACCCACATCGCCACCCGCACCAGGCGATCGAACGCCTCCAGCGGGACCGGAACGGTGCCCGCTGCGGCCACGTCGAGTTGGATGCGCGCGGTCGCAACCACGGGCGGCTCGGGCGGCGCGGGGATGGCCTCCATTTCGTCCAGCGCCCGGAGGACTTCTAGGACGGCCAGGATGTGGTGTACGGGCACCCCGGGGCGGGCCTGGTGGATGCGCCTGGCCGTGGCGCTGTCGGCGGTATGGCCTTCGATGAGTTCCTGTGGCGTGGGGCGCGCGCCTGCAATGACGGCGAGCTGATCCCGCAAGCGGCAGAGCGCCAGCTCCAGGGCCGCGACGTCGGACGGTGGCACTGAAGGGCCCTGAACATCAGGCATCGGAACCTCCAAGGCCGATGAAGTGGTCGCCCTCGACGCAGTGAGAGGACATGCAGCGGCCGACCGGAGTCGCATCCAGCGCCGCCTGCACAGCCCGCCAGATGATCGCGTTGCGGTGCGCGGTGTCGGGCGGCAGGTAGCCGCCGAGGCTGCGGATGTTCTCGTACACGGCGTCGTAGGCGGGCTGACGAGGGTCGGGGCGAACAGGCACGGTGTCGGATGAGGGCTCCGGGGCGCCCTCTTCGCTTGGCGCGCTCGCCGTCCGTGATCCCAGCTTCCGCTTGATGCCGTCGAGGATCTGCTCCCCGGCGACTGTGCCCGCCTCGAAGGCGGCGTCTCCCAGGGCCAGAGGGCTTGAGTCTGAACGTCCGAGGTAGGCGAGGACCTCGGCCCGGTTGTAGCGAAGGAGCCGGGGGCCGATGCGCTTCGGCTGCGGGCCGATGCCTTGCTTGGCCCAGCGTTCGATCGTGCGGGCACTCACTCCGGCCAAGCGCATGTACTCGACCTTGGTGATGAGGTCTGACTCAGGCATTCGCTTCTCCTTCGGCGGTGGCCCCGCAGGAGAGGCACGAGAAGCCGATGGGCGGAGCGCCCTGACAGGACGTGCACGGCGGCGGAGGCTCGATGAGTTGCATGTACGGAACCTGAAGGGCTTGCGCCAGAACAAGGAGGTCATCAACATCGACCCGTCGCTCACCCTTTTCGATTCGGGTGATCCCGGTTGCCGGGATGAGCCGTCCATGTTGCTTGCAAGCATCAGCCAACGCGCGTGTGGTGAGGCGGCGAAGAGTGCGCAGCCGCAGCAGGTTCGCGCGCACCTGATCTCCGGTCGATCCAACAATGATCGCCTTGCGGCCCGTGGCCCCATTCATGCGCTTCCCACCTTCTGCTGCTGGTGAGCAAGCAGGTCGACCTCAACCAGCGCGCGCTCCAGCGCCAACCGGGCACGACTGGCGTTGTGCGGCTGAGTGAGCATCCTCGCGACTTCTTCGCAAGCCACCTGGGCCGCCCTGGATGCCGGGTGCAGGAAGCTCTCGCGCGCGCCTGGCGGAAGCGATGAGAGCGCGTACTCCAGAGCGTCTGTCGCTCCGAGGCCAGGTAGCGGCCACTGGCTGCTGACCCACGCCCAAGCGGAGGCGGCCGAGACGGACCCGGCCCCCGTCACCTCTACTGATTCAGCGCTGGAATCCTCAAGGGGAAGCAGGAGCGCACCGGGTGACACGCCAAGCGCCACCGCAAGGGCGGCGAAGTCGTCTACATTCACCTGCCGCTCAAGGCGCTCGATTTTCGCGATCCCGGACGCAACAACGGGGCGTCCGGCGGCCCGCAGCCTCTCGGCAAGGTCGTGAATGGTCAGCCTCCGCCGCCTGCGCAGACGGCGAACGTTCTTAGCTACCTGCCCGCCGGTCGGCCCGTACTCCACGGCTGGGCGCGGACGGCGCTGGGCTCTGGTCTCGTCTGCCACGAGGACTCCTCGGCAAGGGCGTTGGCAAGGGTGGCGGCGGGCTCGCCCCTTGCCAGAAGGAGCCCGCCGCTGGGCAAACCGGTGAAGCGGCGACCCAGGGTCAGCATAACCCCTACGCCTTGGAATCGTAGGCATATGCGAATCCAAAGCCTATGATTCAAAGGTCAACGGTTGATGCGGGCCAGCACCCCGCCACCCCGCAGGAGACACCATGACCACACCACTCACAGCCGACAAGCTGCTCAAAGCCCTCCGCGACGAAGGGCTCCACGTCATCGAGCACCGGAGCTGGCGCACCAACAACCGCAACCACAAGGGACCGTGGGGTCCGACGCACGGCGTGATGATCCACCACACCGTCACCACCGGGACCGCCTCGTCGGTGGACCTCTGCTACAACGGCCACTCCGCCCTCCCCGGCCCGCTCTGCCACGGCGTGATCGCCAAGGACGGCACGGTCTACCTCGTCGGGAACGGACGCACCAACCACGCCGGACTCGGCGACGCAGATGTCCTGCGCGCCGTCACCACCGAAGCCAAGACACTCCCCGCCGACAACGAAGCCAACACCGACGGCAACCGCCACTTCTACGGCTTCGAATGCGTCAACCTCGGCGACGGCAAGGACCCCTGGCCAGCCGCCCAACTGGACGCGATCGAACGGGCCGCCGCCGCCTTGTGCCGGGCGCACGGATGGTCCGAGAGGTCCGTCATCGGGCACCTGGAATGGCAGCCCGGCAAAGTCGACCCGCGCGGGTTCAGCATGAACTCGATGCGCAACCGGATTGGCAACCGGCTCGACACGAAGACTCCGCCCAAGCAGCCGGCACCCACGATGCCGAACCCGCCCAAGGCCCCCGTCGTCGACCTGTCCAAGCTCATCGCCGCCGCACGCCACAACCCTGCCGCCAAGGGCACCCCCGTCACCTACGCCGGGGTCCGCATCGTCGAAGCCGCCCTCGTCGACGCCGGACTGCTCGCCAAGCCCCTCCTCGACGGGCACTTTGGCACCACCACCGTCACCGCCTACTCCCGCTGGCAGAAGTCCAAGGCCGGCGGCGGCTACACCGGGAAGGCCGCCGACGGCATCCCCGGCAAGGACTCCCTCACCCGGCTCGGCAAGAAGTACGGGTTCACCGTCACCGCCTGACCACCAGAAACGAGACCACCATGAAGATCTTCGGCCGCGAGCCCGTCGTCATCCTCGGCGCGATCGCCGTCCTCCTCAAGCTCCTCGCCGGCTACGGCATCCAGGTCACCGAGACACAGCAGACCCTCATCAACACGTTCCTCGCCTGCGCCGTCGCCGTCGCCTCCGCCATCGTCCTCAAGAACGGCGCCGTCTACGCCGCCCTCCTCCAGGCCACCTCCGCCGGGCTCGCGCTCTTCGTCGGCTTCGGACTCAACATGACCGTCGAGCAGCAGGCCGGATGGATGGCATTCGTGTCCGCCGTCCTCATCGTCATCGAACGACCAGCCGTCGAAGCCCCCGTACCGACCACCCGCGTCGAGCAGACCAGCCCCGTCAAGCAGCAGGCCTAACCCAGGTCATGCACAACACAACCCGGGAGGCAGCGGATGGCTGAGCTGTTCGGATTCAAGCCCGCCGACATCGGGGCCGCCGCCCTCCTCGTGGTCGTCGTCCTCATGGTCCTCACCGGCCGCCTCGTACCAAGACGCACCTACGACGACCTCAAAGAGGACCGCAACGACTGGCGCACCGCCCACAACAAGGTCGCCGACGCCCTCGCCGAAGCGGTCCGCCAGAACGGCGAACTGACCGAGCTGTCCCGCACCGGCGTACACCTCCTCGACTCCCTGCCGCGAGGGGAGGTGACAGCCGATGGTGATCAAACTGTGGCGCCGTAAGAAGAACAAGCCGACAGCCGCCAAGGCGGCCATCGAACGGGCCGAGAAGGCCAACAACGAACTCGAACGGCAGCGCCCGGAAGCCAGCCACCTCAGCGCCCGCCTCCGGGCTCTCCGCCACGAGAACCACTTCGAAGCAAAGATCAGAGCAGTCATGGAAGGAGGCGGCCAGTGATGGGCACCTGGGACCGGCTCTTGAACGTCACCACCTCGGCGGCCATGGCCGCCACCGGTCTCACGTTCATGGTCACCTACCACCTCCTCGCCCCCTGGTGGCGATCCGAGACGGGGCGCCACCTCATGGGCTTCGGGGCCGCAGTCACCGCGCTCAGCGCCTACACAGTCGCCATCACCGCCTGGCCGGATTTCTGGCCGCTGCGCGTTGTGCGAACTCTTGTCGTCCTCGCGATCGCCGCCCTGTTCATCCAGCGGACCGTCATGGTCATCCGCGCCCAACGCCACCACCAGGAGCCTTGATGCCGTTCCCTACGGGCGTCCCGTCCGTCCCCGTCCGCTACAGCATCACCTCCCCGGCCGGCGGCGGCCCCGGCGAGGGCACCCTCCAGCTCATGCCGACCGTCCCCGCCATCCGCATCCCCGGACAGGAAGGCGTGTTCACCGGCGGTGGCACCTACCGGTTCGTCGAAGGTCGGCTCGTCGGCGGCGACGGCGAACAGGTGCGACTCCTCCCCACAAACATCGACGGGGCCAACCCCGCGATGTGGGCGTGGCTCGGCATCGAGCAGATCAACGGCCAGCAGCCCCGCCCCTTCTACTTCACGCTCAGCGCCGGCCAAGACGAGGTCGACCTCGGAGCGGTCCAGCAGCTCGCCCCCGACCTGGCTCAGTACCTCGCCGTACCAGGAGAGTCCGCCTACGACGCATGGCGCCGGGCCGGCAACGACGGCGACGAAGCTGACTTCCTCGCCTCCCTCATCGGGCCTCCCGGCGACATCGCCGCAGCCAACGACTACACCGACGAGCAACTCGGCCAGGCCCTCGCCGCCGAGGTGACGCGCGCCAACACCGCCTACGACCCCGCCGGCGCAGCGGGTGCAGCCCAGGCGGCAGCCGTCAGCAGCGCGGCAGCAGACGCCGCCGCGAAGGCGAACACGGCACGGGACGTCGCCATTGCCGCAGCCTCCTCCGACGCCGCCTCCAAGGCTGGTGCCGCCCAGAGTGCCGCCGTGCTGGCGGCAGCCACTGCCGCCGCCGGGCTGTACCTGCCCAAGGCGCTGCTGGCCGTCGACAGCTTCATGGCCCAGCCCGGCACGAAGATCTTCGGACACCGCGGGGCGGGCATGGTGGCACCGGAGCACACCGAGGCCGCCTACGACTACGCGATCGCCCACGGCATCCAAGCCATGGAGCTGTCCGTCAACGTCGACAGTGAGGGGCAGCTGTGGTGCCTCCACGACCTGACCCTGGACCGGACGACGTACAACACGGGGGCGCTCAACACCTACCCGTCGACCGGGGTCGCCAACAGGGTCCTCACCAACGGGCGGACGATGCTCGGGCAGGGCTGGACGGACCAGCCGATGGTGCCGCTCCGACGCATGCTCGACAAGTACCTCGGCCGCGTCGTCCTCTTCCTGGAACCCAAGGGCAACGACGCCGTCGTTCCGCTCCAAACCTTGCTGGCCACGTCGTACCCGCACGCCAACCAGTCGGTGATCTGGAAGGCGCACGTCGGCACGAGCTTCGTCTGGCCGAAGAACAACGGGTTCCGCACCTGGTGCTACGTCGATGACGGGTCCAGCAACGCGGTACTCGACGGCAAGGACCCACTGGTGGACTACTGGGGCGTCTCCACGTCGATGCCGTCCGCCCGCCGCAAGGAGATCGTCGCCCGCGGTAAGCCGGTCTTCAGTTGGCCGGTCTACCGCCGGTCACAGCGGGCCGCCCTGGAGGCTGACGGGGTCGTCGGGCTCATGTCGTCGGACCCGGTGTACGTCCGCGGTGGCGCCGCGCAGGCCACCGCATCCCGGTGGGACCAGCAGGTCAAGGAGTCCGGCGGCACCCCGCAGACCGACTACAACGTGGACGCCGCCCTCAAGTTCAGCGACACCGACGGGTGGGTGTCCATCAACCGGGCGCGCGGTACCTACGGGCTCGGCCGGTACTGCCCGATCGTCCCCGGGGCCGGCGGGTACCGCATCCAGATCGAGATGAAGTACGACCAGATCAACACGGCGGACCTTGCGGTTCACGGTGGCCTCTACCTGGGGAAGGTGAGCGACGATCCCTACGAGTTCAACACCCTGAACCCGAGCAGCGGCTACCACCTGATCCTCCGCCACAACGGAGTCCTGAGGCTTTACCGGCACGTCACCACTCAGACCGGAGGCATCCAACTCGGCACCACCGACATTCCCACCGACGCCCCCGTCGCCGGACAGTCCATGACCATCCAGATCGACGTCACCCCCACCACAGTCGAAGCCCGCCGCCTCGGCAACGCCGCCTGGACCACCGGCCCCATCGCAGACACCACCAACCGCGGCGGGTACTTCGGACTGTCCAACGGCAGCATCAGCGACACCGCAGCCAGACCGCACTGGCGGAACCTCGCCATCACGCAGCTCTGACCAGGCCCCGCCGCGCGCTCTACTTGATCGTGCCGGTGAACTCCGGGAACACCTCGAACCCGTCATCCGTCGCCCGCTGCACCGTCACCACGATGTCCTTCCCGTACCGCTTCTCCAAGGCGTTGTCGTCGGTCTTCACCGCCGACACCCCGGAGGCGATACGGCCCTCAAGCGGGGCACTGCCTTTCGTGAAGGAGCTGCTCGCCGCCGTTCCACCGTTTGTGGCCCCGTCGACCATGATGGACAGCTGATTGAGGTCGACGGAGCCTTCACTCTTGTTGTCGATCTTGAGGCGGATGCGGAACTCGTTGCTCTTCGGGTCCGGCTCCTCGTACTCGTCCCAGTCAGTGAAGACCTTCGCGTCCAGGACAGTGACCTCCAGGCCGTCCGGCCAGGCATACGCCTTCCCGAACGGCAGATCCGTGGAAGGCCCGCCATCGCCGCCGGTTCCAGCCCCATCCGCCTCGGAGCAGTGCTCCATCCAGTCCGCCTGATCCAGCGACGTGTCCGAGCAATCCACTTCATGCTCCGGAGCCGACGCTTTCACCGTCGACTTCGGTACGGCCGGCTTGTCGGCGCCCCCGCAGGCCGTGAGCGAGCAGGCGAGCAGAAGAGCTGCCACGGCAGCAGTGCGGGTACGCATCAGATCCCCCAGAGGTGGTTCGGAGGCCCGACCGTAACCACCCGGCCACACCGCAGGGAGCAGCTTGTTCCGGAGGTGACGGAGTTGTGACCAAACAGCGGGGGAGAGGTGCGGGCAACCTGTCGCATGGTGGGGTGCCGGGCGCCCCAAGTCCGTACACTGAAACCGGCGCGGGGCCAGAACAGCTAGGAGCACCATGTTCAAGATCCCCGACCGCGTCGCGGACCTCTTCGGTGACGACGCCACCCGAGTCGAGTTCCAGCAGGCACTGCTTGCCGCCGGCCAAATCCAGGGTCACGAGATGAAGTACCTGGAAGACGGGCCCTTCTCCGAAGCCGCCCGCATCACCTACCGACGCCTGAAGGACTTCGACCGGACCACGCTCCCGGAGGGCCAGCGAGAGCTGGTGGCCGGAGCCAAGGCGCTGTCGCACCGGCTCATCACGTCCGGCTATGCAATCGACAAAGCAGCGAGGGCCGATGAACACGCCGCAGACGACTGGCCGGAGCTCCTCGCCTTCGTTGAGGGGAAGTGTTCAGTGCGAGTAGGGCTCCCAGACCATGACGGCTGGGAGCGCTGCTACACCCACATCATTGGTCGGGCGGAGGCTGCACTAGAGGCGGGCCGCGCGAGCGACGATCGGGACGCCGGGTACGCCGTACTCCGACACTTCGCCTACTTCTTCAGCGGAGACGCCGGCTTCGAGCGCCGCTGGTACTTCGAGGTGCCCGAAGCGAGCTGACCCCCGCGCACCTGCGCCCCGCTCTCATCCGAGGGCGGGGCGCAGTGCTGTGGAGGCGGGGAGACCAGGAGATCCCGTGGCTTCAGTCGGCTTGAGCGTCAAGTCTTGGCGTGTTCTTCGCCCGCACCTGCTTCGTCGCGCAGCTTGACGACTCGTAGGCCAGCAGCTCGGCCGCGCATGCTCTGTCCTGTGTCGTAAGTGAGGAGATGAACGGGGCGGCCGGCGAGCGGCTGGATCGCCACGGCTCGGTCGATGATCTCGTCGTCGTTGATCGGTAGCCGTTCATGCCCTGGGGGGTCGAACAGGATCTCGACGGTGACCTTGCCGCGGGGTATGCCGCCGGAGTCGAGTGGCGCGTAGTCCTCTTCCGCCAGGATGGCGCTGCCGGTGCCTGACGGGAGCAGGCGCTCAAAGACTGCAAGGCTGTACCCGGCACGCCAGCGAGTGGTCTTGGACTGCTTGAGCGAGTCCAGCTCGTCGACCACGACCATGGGGACGATGAGATGGATGGGCTCCTCCCGAACGGGAAGTATGCCGCGAAGGTCCCACTCCTCAAGCCTTACATCGTGCTGGATGTACACAGAGGTGTCCGCCACGACGAAGAGGCCTCGTTGGTTCCAACTGGCTACACGCTCCTTGAGTGCCTCAAGCGCCGTATCGAAATCGGCAACGCGCTCTTCGAGCTCCAGGTTAACCAGGTCGTTGACGAGCCCTTCTTGGTGGCTGCCTGCCATCCCACTGCTCGCCCCAGCCAAGAGGGTGTTGTAGCGGCGGGTCAGAACCAGATGATCGATGTCTGAACTGCGGATCTGGTAGCGGAGTTGTCGTGCCGCTGTTGTAGCCCAGCGCAGGTAGCGGACGAGCCTGTTGTACGCGGAGCCGCTGAACGGGCCTCGGAGGTTGTCGGCCTCGTGCCGCAGGGTGCCGAGGATGGTGATCAGGTTGCCGCGGTCAGTGCCGGGCAGTGGTGTCACGAGCATGGGCGGATTGTGGCACCCGCAGTGATCTCAGGCACCGCCATTGACGCCAGTGCCCCTGGACCGACCTCCGAGCCCGTTCATCAATCGGTCGGAACGTGAATCTGAAGCCGATCACGACGCGGGGCCCGTTTAACCAGGAGTCATCGTTCAGGAACCTGTTCATCTACCTCCCCCGTTCAGATACTCTGAGAACCCGTTAGCTGAACCAAGGAGGCGATCTATGGCCCTAGTTGGGCTCGTTCGAGTCAGCACCGACAAGCAGAACACCGAACGGCAGCACGATGCCCTCGACCCGATCTGCATCAAGGTCTTCGAGGAAAAGGTCAGCGGCAAGCTCCAGGCCGAGGAGCGACCGGCCCTGATGGAAGCCATCGACTACATGCGCGACGGCGACATGCTCTGCGTGCAGGAGGTGGACCGCTTCGGCAGGAACCTCCTCGAAGGGCTCATCGTCCTCAACGACCTCTTCGAGCGCGGTATCCCCGTCAAAGTGCTGGACGGCATCGCCGTCGGAGAGCACAAGGAACGATCCCTCATCCTCGACATCGCCCTCGCCCTGGCCGAGGACCGCAGGCGCGACATTGCCAGGAAGACCAAGGACGGACTCGCCGCAGCCCGTAAGCGTGGGCGAGTCGGTGGTCGGCGGCCCGTCATGACCGAGCCGCTCGTCGTCCAAGCCGTCGCCTTGAGAGACAAGGGGTACAGCCTCAAGCAGATCCAGCCGCACCTCCGGATCGGTGAAGGCAAGAACAAGGGGAAGAACCCCAGCATCGGAGTGATCTCGCAAGCGCTCCGTGCGCACGACCAGGGCATGACCGCCGCCCCGGCAGGGGGGAGTCAGTGACTGTCGAACTGGGTGCCAGTCGAGTCCACTCGGCTGAGGAACGACAAGTCTCCCTGATCGTGGGACGGAACATTCGTCGACTGCGCAAGGAACGGAAGATGAGCTCGGCAGCGCTCTCGCGGGAGCTGAGGGGGCGAGGCATCAGGCTTCAGGACTCTCAGATCCGACGGATGGAGACAGGGGCCCTGCACGGGCAGTCAACGCCGGCTGTAACCGTTGACCACCTTGTCGCCTTCGCTTGGATACTTGGGGTCTCGACCACGGACCTTCTGACGCCTGTAGATGAGGGCGGGCGCCAGTAGGGCGGCGCGAGGAGATGATCAACCAATTCCGGTCACACCTCTACCCCTGTGGCTGATTCGGGTGCATCGTTAGTCCCGTGAGACCCCTCCTGCCAGGGCGAGGTTTCCGCTCTCAGGCCCTGCCCGCGCCCCCCCGTCGCGGGCGGGGCCTGCCGCTCCTCCCGGCTCCCCACGGGAGGCCAAGCGGCTGCCCGCCTCTAGGGCTGGGGGAGTTCTCCGGGCCGGATCGGGACGACCTTCACGTCGGTGGCCCCGGCTGCTTCAAGCTCGGCTTTACGGTGCTCGGCGCTGGGCTTGTCGTAGGCGACGGTGGAGGCGCGCCCCTTCCCGGTGCTGTCGGTCCCGGTGAGGGCGTAGTTCTGCGTGGTGGAGGGCTGCGGCCAGGAGGCTGTGGAGTACGAGCCGGCCGCCTGACCTGCTGTTCGCGCCCTTCCTCGGTCGGTCTGGGGGAGGGCGTTCCTATGCCGCTTCGTAGTGGTGTGCCCGGCCGCCGCGCCATTCGACCCAGTCGGGTTGGTCGAGGAGGTCGTGGGCGTCGGGGAGCCCGGCCCGGCGGAGGAACTCGACGACGTCGCCGTCGGTGTGGGCGAGGCCGACGATCTGCCCTCGGATGGTGACTCGCCGGCCGCCGGTGGGGGAGGGGTGGTGGATGACGATGGGCGCGGCCATGGTTCCAGGGTGCGCCTGGTCTGGGGTTACCGCATGCGGGTGACGGTGAGGGTGCCGTGCCTGCCGGACCCGGCGAGCACTTCGACGGTCAGGTCCGACTCGATCCGGGTGTACGTCTCCCCGTCGGCCCGGCGTTCTCCGAGGGTCTCGGCCGCGGTGAGCGCGTCGGCGATTCTGCCGGCGAGTACGGGGTCGAGGCGTGCGGATAGCCGGATGGGGCCGCCTTCGTCGCCTACTGCGAGTGCGAGCCGGTGGGGTCGGCGCCGGGGGCCGAGGTAGCCGACGACGAGTGCGTCTTCGGTGTCGGCGTGCCTGATCTTCAACCACCCGCGCCGGTTGATCGGGTAGGCGGCCGTCCCCTTTTTGGCGACGATTCCTTCGATGCCTTGGTGTTGGAGGCCCTCGTACCAGGCGACAGCGACGGCGCGGTCGTCGGTGGCGGGTACGGCTTGGATTGGGGGCGGGATGCCGTGGAGCAGGTCTAGGAGCAGTTGCCGCCTCTCCGTGTAGGGGAGTGCGGTGGTCTGTCCTTGCGTGGGGTGTTCGAGGATGTCCCACACTAGGTAGGAGGCGGGGTGCTGTGCGGCGAGCGCCCTTGCCCGGGTGGTGGTGGACGCGGCCCGTGATTGGGCGGCGGCGAAGTCGATGCGTCCGTTCTTCCAGATGACGGCTTCCCCGTCGAGGGTGGTCCCGGCTGGTAGCTGCATCCCTGCGACGGCGAGGTCCATCCAGTGGCTGGTGACGACCCTGCCCGAGCGCGCGTAAAGGATCACGGTGTCGTCGGTGCGCCTCAGGATCGTCCTGTGCCCGTCGAATTTGGGCTCGTACCACCAGTCCGGCCCGTGGGGGATTACGGGTACGGCTTGGGCGAGGGCGGGTCGGATGGGGTACTCCACGATCCGATCCTGCGCCGGGGTGGTGGGTGGCGCGCGGTGGGCTGCTCCGGGCGCGGAATCGCCCACCCCGTCCGCGCCTGCCCTGCCACACTGGGTGCGCCCCCGTCGCCTCCCCCGTCGACGGGGGCACCCCGAGGAGGGTGTGATGAGCGAACCGTTGGAAACACAGGGCGGCGTTGACGCTGAATCTCTGCGCATCATGTCTCTCACGTCAGAGGAGGCCTTTGCCGAGGTGATGGCATCGAAGGAGCCTCCCTGCGCGCTGTGCGAGGAGAGCCACTTCCGGTGCATCGATCACGGAGCGACGTGGTGATCCGCCGCCTGCTGGCCGCCACCCTGCGCCGCCTCGGTGTCCCGGGCCCGGCTCGCGGCGGGGCGCTCCCGCCGTACCGGCCGCGCCCCGGCGAGATGCTGGCCTGCCTGTCGCCCGGCCGTCAGATCACCGACCCCGACGAAGCGGAAGCGCTCGGCATGACCGCTACTGCCCGACGAATGCGTGCGCACCCGAGGAGGACACCGTGAACGACTGCGGCATCAGCGAGACGAACGACCCGCGCGTCCGGGTGCTCTGGGAACGGGAAGCCAAGACCGTGACCCTGCACCTTGTAGTGGAGCCGACACCCGCGCCCCGGATCGCTACGACACTGCCGAACTCGCCACGCCGGGGCTGATCGAGCCCGGGTTGTCAGTGCCCGGTCGTAGGCTTGTCACATCAACCCCCAGGGCTTCGGCCCGCGAACAAGGGGATTGCTCACCGCCCCCGCCTGGCTGCTCCCAGGACGGGGGCGGGGCTGCGTCCGGGGGTACCCACGGACCTCAGTGAACACGCAGCTCACGACCATGTTGTGCAGTTGCGCGACATGGTCAGGCGTCCGGCTCCGGGTGCAGCACGATCTTCTTTGCCGCCTGCTCCAGCTTGGCCCGGTCCTGCTTCGGCTCCTGGGCAGCCTCAGCAGTCACCGCAGCCTGGAACACTGCTGCGGCCTCCATCCACGCCGCCCAGCCCTCCTGCGTGTACACCTCAGCCGTCGCCACCCGCTCAGCCTCGACAGCAGCACGACACAGATCGATCAGGTTCTCACTCGGATTCGCCACGGCCGGAAGCCTAAACGGCACCACTGACAACGACCGGTCTGCCATGCTGGTGGCGGCCCGCTCGTCTGCCACCGGGAAACCGTGGCACCCGAGAACCTGTCGGCTCATAGCCGGGCGGGCCGCGTCTGCCGGACCCCCGACCCGCGAGGTGCCCCACAGGGGGACGTCCACCGAACGGGACAGAGGCCCCGGAGGCGAACGCCTTACGCCCGCCCTCCCCGTGGGGGCGGGCGTTCGTGCGCCGGAAACTTTGCGGACCTGCGCAAGGTTTTCCTGCTGTTAGGAAAAAGCCAGGTCAGGGCGGTTTTCACGGACCTCCGTAAGAACCTGCCGGATCACTTTCGCAGCACCGCGAATGTGATCACGCCGCTTCGGTGACGTCCCCACGCACCGCCGCAGCCCACTCCACCAACAGCTCCTCATACCGGCAGCGGGCCTCCGGCGACACCAGCCCGCCCGCCGACAGCAGACCCCGGATCTCCTCATTCACCACAGCCAGCGAACGGGCACGCGGCGGCTGGGCAGGAGGAGTTGGCATGCCCGAAGTCTACGGGCCAGGTCTGACAACCAGCCCACGAAAAAGACCCTGCCCCATACCCTGACAGTGACGAAGCTGCACAGAGAAGGGGCAAGGCCATGCCAAACGATGCTACCCCCAACCCACACCCCGACCCCCTGGGATTCGGTCAACGCATGCAGATCCTCCGCACCCGCCGAGGCATGAGCCGGCCCACCGCCGCAGGGCTCCTCGGCATGTCCCCCTCCTGGGTAAAGCAGCTAGAACGAGGAGAGATCGGCATGCCCAAACTCCCCGTCGTTCTACGCATCGCCGAGCTCCTCCGGGTCCGCGACCTGTCCGACCTCACCGGCGACCAGACCGCCCCCGTTGACCTGTTCATTGGCCCCGGCCACCACCGACTCCCCGCCGTCCGGGCCGCGGTCAACACCCTCACCCTCGGCGCCAGCGGCAGGCAAGCACCGTCGGCGGGCCACCTCGCAGCCCGGCTCGCGAAAGCGTGGGCGGCCCGACACCAAGCCCCGAACCACCGCGAGGTCATCGGCGAGCTACTGCCCGACCTGATCCGGGACGCCCAACTTGCCGTCCGCCAAGCCGACAGCGCCACCGACCGGCGCGCGGCCCAGGCCGTCCTCTCAGAGGTGTACTCCCTCTCTCAGTTCTTCATCGCCTACCAGCCCGACAGCGCCCTCTTGTGGCGGGTCGCCGAGCGCGGCATGGTCGCCGCTCAGGAGTCCGAGGACCCGCATGCCATCGGTGTCGCCGCCTGGCTCGCCGCACAAGCCCATCGGGACACCGGGCCGGCGCACTTTGACGCAGCCGATGACATGACCCGTGAAGCCCTCGCCTACCTGGAACCGCTCCTCGACGGTGCCGAGGACCGCACCGCCGCGATCACCGGCGCCCTGCAGTTCGAGGCCGGATACACGGCAGCCCGGCGAGGCGAGAGGGGCACAGCGTGGGGGTGGTGGGACAAAGCCCAGGCCACGGCGGCCCGACTGCCAGCCTCCTACTACCACCCGGTGACCAGCTTCTCCCGGGCCATCATGGGCGCCCACGCCGTCACCATCGCCGTCGAGCTCCGGGCCGGCGGGGAGTCTGTGCGCCAGGCCGTTGCTGCGGACGCCACCGCGATCCCGTCCCGACCGCGGCTTGCGCGGCACCGCATCGAGGAAGCGCGCGCATACCAGCTCGACGGGCAGCAGGAGACCGCCCTTGCCACCCTGGAGCGCGCCCACCAGGCCGCCCCGGAGACGATCCGGTACAACGGGTACGCCCGCCGCATCGTGCTGGAGGAGACCGAGTCGCGGGTTCCTGCACGCAGGCAGCGAGCCGCCGTTCTGGCCGAGCAGCTAGGTCTGCTGGCCGCCTGACCGAACTCATAGGCGAGGGGCAGGAATCCTGCCCCTCGTCCGCTGTTCCCGCCCTTACGGTCGCTACACGAAGCCGATTAAGGAGGGCCGAGCCGTGACCACCAGAGCTTTACCACCCATCGCCACCCTGACCGAGGCGCAGCAGCGCGGCTGGGCGTGCGTCTGGTGCCAGGCCGGGCTCGGTATCGGCCTCGGCGTCGACCTCGGGGAACAGCGGGTCCGGCCGGCCGACGGAGCGGCGTACAGCTGGTTCCCGAGGCAGTGCCCGGACACGGCTGCCTGTGAGCGGCGGGAGGCGACGTGATCTGCGCCCGCTGCGACCAGCCCCTCGGCCAGGCTGCTGCGGTCCGGCTTGACCGGTCGGACTCCATGTCGGGGGCCCGCCCTGACGAGTGGGCGCATCGGGTCGGGGATCCGGTGTGCCGCCCGTATCCGGCCAAGAGCTCACCGCTCCGGGCTGCGCTTCGACACCACACCAGGTAAGGGATGCCTGCCTTCTGGCCTGGAGTTATACGCGCGGTGACCCTGACGGACGGTTAGGTCATGAGTTGCCGTCAGGCACTAGTTTTTCAGTCAAAAGTGAGCAAGGCTCGATAGCGCTGACTGACCCCAGAGTCAGTAGCCGACGCATGTCACCGGCTGCGCAACCGAATCAACCAGCGATCAATGGGGAGGACGAGATCAGCAGTCTCCACCGGAGCGCCGTCCTCACCCAGGCGAGTCCGCACCAGACGAAACGCCAGCATGTCCACCAGCAGGCCCAGCGCGTGAGCCTGATCGGCGGTCAGCGGCACCGTGCCCACCTCCACCACGTGACTGGTGTGCGGCCTGCGTTGACCACGCCACCACGACGACACGATCATCGCCGAATGCCCGCCCGGGTCCAGGCACTCGACTGTCTCGTGATGCAGCATCACACCTGGACGGATGCCGAGCCGGGCGGCGAGCTCCTCGGTCGCTGGCCGCGGCCGGGTGTCGGTGGTCTCGGTGCTGTACGGCCAGGGCAGGTCGGCGTTCGTGAGGGTGCGCACAGCAGGAGGATGCGCCACCGTGACGTGACGCCCCTTCTCTCCGTCGAGAACACCACTCCTGCGGAGCAGGTCGTAGGTGAGGCGCATCGTCTGCTCGTGGACCCGGTACTCGGCGGCCATGGCGCGGCGGGAGGGCAGCGGCTGGCCGATGGCCCACTCGCCGGCCCGGATGCGGCGGCGAAGGTCGGCGGCGATGCGCCGGTACGCCGCTTCTGGCATCCGAACCTCTTACGTCGATCAATGATCATCGAGTGAGGTTCGAACCTACGAAGCAGGGCGAGCAGCTGATATATCAGGTGCCCGTAGACGCTTCTGCAGGTGGCGGCTGCTGGTAGGCGGCGGTGCCCTATATTCGAAAGCGTGTTCGCTTGGATGCTTGACTGGCGCGAGTAAGCGCCCCATGGCGTGCCGGACCCGGTAACAGGTGGCCTCCTCGTCGGGTCTCCGGCACAGGTGAGCCCCCTCCGCTGAGTGGAGGGGGCTCACTGCGATTCTGCATCAGCCGATCACGGGCCCGGGGCCCGCCGGCCAAAGTGGGGGCGGCCCCACCCATTTCTGGGAGATTCCTGGGAGACGGGCAGCCATGCGCAACCCTGCGGAACGCCACGCAACCCCACTCAAGCCCCGATACTCAGCGGATGTGACGGCCCGAGATCGCGCGGGCGATGACCAGGCGCTGGATCTCGCTGGTGCCTTCGAAGATGGTGTAGATCTTGGTAGGTACCAGCGGCGCGCCGTCGCCCAAGCGCTCAACGCCGCACGCCTGAACCCATGTACGCCCAGGTCGGAGCGGTTTCAGCTCGCTCGATCAGCCGTTTTCCGCAACAGCTCACCCGGGCGGCGAGGAGGCTTCCGAACCCGCCTGGGAGATTCCTGGGAGATCAACTTCTCAGAGTCTGCATCGACCGGCACAGGCCCGTAACCCTCATCGGGGAGACTCAACGCCTCCTCCCAACTCGACTGGAGCGACTTGGCGATAGCCATCTCCATGCCCAGCGTGGTGTGGGAGTACGTCCCCTCCACACCCTGCAGAGTGTGACCCATCCGCTCTTCCACCGCCACCCTGGGATGTCCGGCTTCGTCCAGCAGCACTTTCTGGCCGTGCCTCAGGCCGTGGGGCACCATGCCTTCCACGCCGACCACTGGGCGGATTCCAGGCTGGGCACGTCGGCCGCGGACCTGCGGCTTGGGTGCACGGCCGTCCACCATCGGGCGCCAGGTATCGGAGTAGAAGTCGCCGCCGATCAGCAGCCGACCACCCTTGGGTGCGGTGAAGACGAACTCGCCCGGCCGCGAACGCACCAGCTCCTGAAGCAACGCGGCCAGGCCCGGGTTGATGATCAACCCGCGCTCGGAGTCGTACTTCGCCGGCACCAGGGTCGGCTTACCGTCGATGTACTGCGACTGGTACTTGAGCAGGATTCGGGCGCCGTGCCCTGTGTCCTCCAGTTGCAGCCGATCCTGCGTCAGCCCAGCAAGTTCGCCGATCCGCAGCCCCGTGTAGAAGCTGGTGAGGACAAGGGCGTACATGCTGGCCCCGCGCAGGGCCAGCCCGTTGCGGGCGACCAAGAGGGCCTGGTGGGCGTTCGGGTAGACCTTCTCCTCCGTGTTCCGCTTCGACTTGTACTTCCCGCGGCGGCCGGCCGTCCCGTCTGGGATCGGGTTGTCGGCGCGAAGCTTGGAGGCTACGGCGTCTTGCAGAAGGGTCCGGAAGACGGTCCTGACGCCACTGATCGAGTTCTCGGCGTACCCCTGCTTGCTGAGGCTCAGCTCCCACGTCCGGTAGGCAACCGGCGTGATGTCGCGGATCGGGGTCCGCCCCCAGGCAGGAAGGATGACCGCGCGCAACCGGCTCTTGTAGTCGCGAAGGGAAAGCGGTGAAAGCTCGATGGATTCGATCCAGATGTCCACCCACTCAGCCACGGTGATCTTTCCGTCCTGCGGATTGAGGAACACCTTGCGCCGGACATCGACTTCGAGACCGTGAGCGAACTCCTCGGCCGACCTCTCGGTATAGAAAGGCTTACCTTCGTCATCCCGGGAGACCGAACCCCACTGCCCGTTCGGAAGTTTGTACCGGCCTCGGTAGCGCCATTTTCTTGCACGCTTGTCGTAGGTGCGCTTTTCTGCGTGGGCCACGATTCATCCTCCGACGTTCCCTGCGGCCCGCACAGCGCATGCGCCGGGATGCCGCAGTCGGTCTACTGCGAGCCTGCTGTACACACGGCTGCCCTGGCCCTAGGGCCAGGGTGCAGCCTTGCTGTGGAGTGCTAGACCGGCCATTTCGTGGCTTCGATCTTCCGCGCCTCGGCCTCGGTGATCAGCGACTCGTCTATGTACAGAACTACTTTGTTGTGCTGCACGTCTGTCCAGGCGCTGACACCGTGCGGCATTCCTGACACGCGAAGAACCAGGACTCGCATAGGTCCCCCATACCAATCCGAGCGTGGCCCCCTCGTCGGTATCACACCATCAGATCACATCTTGGAACGGATTGTGGAGGGTTCCGTGGTGCTGAATGAACTTCTTGGGGCGTCTAGTTGGCCGACTCCGAAGAATCGCCGTCGCGGTCGAGGTCCCGTAGCACAGACTGCGCCTTCGCCCAGGCGATGAGATCACGGCGGATCTGCTCGGGGGACGCGTCCGGAGTCCCCTTCACGACGATGACCATCCGTGAGTCGCCGCTGAGTGGGAGAACTGTGGTGTCCAGGAGAGGACCGTCCGACAGCTCCTGAATGATCCGCAGCGGTAGACCCGTCTGGTCGCCGGATTGCGGAGACTCGGTGTCCTGGGCGGCGGGGGCTGGTGTGGGTTCGCCGCCGGCGAGTACGGCGTCGGCGGACCCTGGTGCCCAACCGAGGGCTGCTTCGACCTTCTTGACTGAGGGGGGCTGGCGCACGCGCGCCTTGCCTGCTTCCAGGTTCTGGATGGTTGATTCGCTGACGTCAGCGGCCGTCGCCAGGGCTACTTGTGTCATTCCCTTGGCATCGCGTGCCGCCTCGATGGCGTGCCCCAGTCGGACCCAGTCCCTACTCATGGGGCACATCATGCCCGAGGTGCGGGCAACGCGCACCCATCGATACCCCCAAATGACCTGTATCAATCGGTGCGCCGGGCTCACTTTTGTTGCCTGCCTGTGCGCCCGTTCGCGGTCGCGTGCGCCCCCGTGGCACCTAGTGCACCCAAAGAAGGCCGCCTAACACCCAATGAATCCTGGGCTACGCCTTGCGAACACCCATCGAAGGGCCTAAGTTGGGTGTCGTGACACCGAACGGAGCCGCAATCAGGTCCTTCCGAGAGAAGTGCGGACTGAGCCTGAGACGGCTCGCGCACCTCATCGATCGCGACCCCGGCTATGTCTCCCGCATAGAGGCAGAGCAACGGGGAGCGGCGGAGGACACCCTTCGCCAAATCGCTGCGGTGCTGCAAGTGCCCGTTGCAGCCATCACAAGGGAGAAGCCCCGTGACCAGGAATGACCTGGCGCTCGCCCCCACCGAGGGGGCCGTCATGGAAGTGCCGGCGGAAGCGTCGGACGTAGAAGCCCCCACGCCGCCGCCCGTTGTGGACGGTGCGCTCATCCTCCGGTTGGCCGAGGCGATCGAGACGCTGGCCGCCCTGTCGAAGATCCAGGACCCGGAGCTCAAGGTGCTCACGCCGGCGGAGGCCGGTAGGGCGCTTGGCAAGACGGAGAACTGGGTGAAGGAGGCGATCCAGGACCGTCGGATCCCGTTCACCTATGTCGGTAAGTCGCCGCGGCTGTTGCCCCGCCACATTCGGTGGGTGTTGGAGAGCGGCGAGTTGATGCCCCACTCCCAGGCTGCCTGACGGCAGCAAGTGAGGCCGCCCCGAAACGCCAGCCCCGAGGCGACCTCTGATCCACCCGCAATCCTCCGCGAACAGAGAGGTGGACCGATGTCCATCCAACCATCGACAGCCCCCGATGACACCACCGACGACTTCTGGGCCAAGGAACGTGCGGCCGACGCCGCGAACCGTGGCCACCAGGCTGACCCGTCCGCGTGCGGTACCTGCCAGGCCAACGTGAAGGCTGGGAACCAGGTCGAGCACGACGAATGCGCCCAGCGCGCCACGCTCCTGCACGCCCCCGACCACCCCAGCTACGAGCTGCTCGCGGGCGTCTCCATGGAGGAGAACGCGAAGCTCCCGGCCCGCTTCCACATCCCCGTCTTCGATGACTGCGGCGTGCCGAACGCCTGGCTGTGCGCGGTCTGCCAGGAGGACGGCGTGGTCAGCAAGTGGCCGTGCGCGGTGGCTGTGGAGCAGGGCACGAAGGTCTTCACGCCGAGCCACGAGGCGGAGACCGAGTCTCGGCGGCAGGCCGCTCGCATCGTGCAACTGGAGACCGCGCTGGCCGCCGCCGGCCGTTCGCTGTCGTCGTTCATCTTCGACGCGGACGACCCGGGTGTCGATGCGCTGGGTGCCCAGTGGTTGTACTGGCAGGCGATGCCGCTGGTAGACGACCCGTTCGGGCCGCGCGCGTTCCGCTCCAGTGTCTTCTCCGAGGCGTCGAAGGCGGCCGAGGCGCTGGACACGGGTGAGCCGGGGGATCGGGAGCGGCCTCAGTCGTACCTCGATGGCTACTCGGATGGCGTCCAGGACGTGGCCGAGCGGCTGGAGAAGCTGGCCGACCAGGCGGCCGAGGGCGACGAGCCGTCCTCCGCCCCGTCGCAGCGTGAGGCAGGTGCCCTGTGAGCGCCGCCGACTTGTCCCGTGTGGACGTTCCGCTTGCCGTGCTGATCGCCCGGGTGGACGCGCTGGCCGCCGAGAAGCGGGCCGACATGGCCGCCGGGCTGCTGGCCGAGGACCGCCACCAGTACGACCCCACCGACGCCCTGTTCGCGCAGCTGCCGTGCCCGCACCCGGAACTGTGCTCCACCGGAGCCGACTACCCCGGCTTCGACGCCTGGATCACCCACCAGCAAACCCTCAACGCAGCCCGGAGGACCCGATGAGCATCACCACCACTGGCCGGTCCGTGTTCAAGGCCGAGTCGCTGGCCGACGCCGTCGAGTACGCCAAGGGGCAGCTCGCCATCGCGGACAACGTCAACTACGGGGACCCGGGGGCTGTCGCCTACTCGCAGGGCGGTCTCGCCGCAACCCTCCGCCGCGTCCTGTGGGCGCTCGGCGAAGAGGAGGACTTCCGGGACCGGGCGGCCGAGGTGCCGAACGAGGTCGCCGCCGAGGACGGGGTGCGCAGCATCGGCATCCCCTTCCAGCGGAAGCAGGTGGCCGCATGAGCACCTACCTCCACGACGGCGTCACCTTCGACCTGACCGTCCCCTACGCCGACGTCACCGGCAGCGAATGGATGTGGACCGGCAGCTGGGCTGAGGGTGAGCCGCTCATGCGGCAGCGGTCGGACCGGGGCGACTGCCAGACCCCGCTCACCTTCACCGACCTGTACCAGACGCACGGCCCGCTCATCCCGATCAGCCCCCGCCCGTCCACCGACCAGTACCGGGCCGCGATCGACCCCGACTACGCGGCCACCGTCGCCGCCGGGTACGTCGACGGCCGCATCGTCGCCGCTGTTGCCCCGCAGTTGACCCCGCACCACCTGCCGGCCGCCCCGGTGCACTACGGGTGGCGGGCGTTCCTCACCACGATCAAGGGGGAGCGCCGTGGCTGACCTGATGGTGCAGATCGACGGCGAGACGGTCCCGCTCGCGGACTGCTTCTGGGCGCGCACCAACCGGGTTGGGTGCGCGGTCGGCTCGGTCCTTCCGGTCTCCGGCGACGACGTGATCGCCACCCCGCAGCAGGCGCAGCGGGAGTGGTCGACGACGAAGCGGCAGCAGGCCGCGGACGACAAGCACGGCATGCAGCACCTCCTCCTCACCTCGAAGCAGTGGGAGGCGCAGGCCAAGCCGTGCTTCCTCGGCCGCTGCAACCACCGGCTGACCGTCGGATGAGCTACCTGATCACCGCCACCGTCATCGGCGTTGTGTTCTGCCTGATGGCGGTGGCCCCCAGCCTCTGGACCCGGAAGGGCAAGCCATGAGCCTCACTCTCGGCATACGCCGCCCCCGCAAGCACCGCGCCGTCGACAAGGTCGGCCGGCTCCTCGAAGAGAACCACCGTCTGCTGACCCAGCTGGTCGGGGCCCGCGACCACATCGCCGTCCAGGAGCGGCAGTTGGCCGACGTCCGGGCCAAGCGGGCGGAGGCCGAGCAGGTCGTCGTGTGCCTCGACGCCGACCTGGATGAACGGACCGGCGAGCTGGAGCAGGCCCAGGCGGAGATCCGCCGGCTGCACGCCCAGCTCGCCCCGTACCTGGCGGCGGACGCCAACGCGAACGCGATCACCGTCCCGCCGGCCGAGCGGGACACCACGGCGGTCGAGGACCAGGCGACCGCCCCGATCAAGGTCACCACCCTGTGGGCCGCCCACGGCATCGGCCCCGTGGTCCGCACCGAGGGCAGCACGGACCCGGCGCACCTACCCGCCGCATGAGCCCACCGGGCGGGCGGTGACCACACCACCCTCCCGCCCGGTGCACCAGAACACCCCGCGAGGAGAAGTCGCGGGGCGTCCACCACCAGCATCCCAGAGAAGGACGCCATGACCCAGACCGTCACCATCAACGCCCACCAGCTCGGCCGCCTCATCGACAAGGTCCGCTCCCACGTCGGCAACGAGTACACCGAGATCCTGCACGGCATCCGCTTCGACGCCGACGCCACTCACCTGCACGCGGTCGCCTCCGACCGGTTCACCGTTGCCGCGGCCCGCTACCGGCTCAACACCGACCAGCAGGCCCAGGAGCCTTGGGCGCGCACGATCCCCGCTGACTGGCTGAAGCCCCTTCGCGAGTGGGCCAGCGCCCACGGTGGCGGCGACACCATCACGATCAGCCTCGCGCCCGGGTTCGTCGGCTTCGCGACGGAGCACACCAACATGCGCATCCCGGTCACGGACGACCAGGAGTTCCCGAACTGGCGGTCCCTGCTGACCGGTATCGCCGCCAACATCCCCGCGAAGTTCGCGTTCCCGGCCGTTGACTCCCGGATGCTGGCCCGCTGGGCTGACACCGATGACGTCCTTCGCGTCCACATCACCACCGACCTGACAGCTCTGATGGTGTTCGGCGAAGACTTCGTCGGCGCTCAGATGCCGAAGCGATACAACGGTGTCAGCCCTTCCGGCGAGTCGACGTTTGAGGACGCTCTCGCTCAGTGGCCGACGCTCGATGGCAACCCCGAGGCGCTCGCCGATCTGGCGACGGGAATGCCCGCCGAGAACGCGCCCCACTGGGAGGCGACCTCCAGCATCTCCGACATGGTGGAGAGCCTCCTCCAGCAGACGTTGCGTTCCATGAGTGACCTCATGGGCGCGCCGAGCGATGATCCGGGAGCGGTCGCGTCCTACGCCACGGCCGGGGTGAACGCCTGGTCCGCCTACCGGTTCCTGGCCGCCCTGCACCAGGCCGACCCGCGGCTTGCCGCCCAGACCGTCGCGACGCTGGCTGAGGAGCTCAACGCGGGCGACTTCAGCGAGATGGCGTGGGAGATCGCCGAGAAGGCCGGCCACGACCCGCAGAAGTGGTCTGACAACTACGAGGCCCACCTCAAGCAGCTCGCTGAGAAGCGGGCCGCCGAGGCCGCACAGACCACCTGACCAGCAGACGTTCGAGCCCTCCGCTCCGCCTGCCCGCTGCGGGCCGCCAACCCCCCTGGCGGCCCGCAGCAACCCCGAACTGGAGAACCACATGAGCCCCATCGAATGCGCCCGCTGCCAGGGCACCGCAGGCCCGTTCGCCAAGCGCCCCGAAGGCCCCGTCTGCGAAGACTGCCTCAACGAACAGGACAACCAGCGATGACCACCACCCTCGAACCCCCGGTCACCGCACCCGTCGTCATCGACGACATGTCCGCCGAGGCGTACCACGCCGACCGGAACAGCATCTCGTCCACTGGCCTCCGGAAGATCCTCGCCCCCGGGTGCCCCGCCCAGCTCCGCTACGACCTCGACCACCCGCAGGCCCCGAAGAAGGAGTTCGACCTCGGCCACGCCGCACACCTCATGGTGCTCGGGGAAGGCCCGGAGCTCGACGTCCTGGACTTCGACAACTACCTCACCAAGGCCGCCAAGACGGCCCGCGACGAAGCCCGCCACATGGGGGCCGTCCCGCTCCTGCGCCACGAGTACGAGCAGATCGAAGCCATGGCCGCGGCGATCCGCCAGCACCCGCTCGCCGGCCCGCTGTTCACCCCCGGGACGGGCGTCGCCGAACAGTCGATCTTCTGGACCGACCCGGCGACCGGTGTCCGCTGCCGGATCCGCCCCGACTGGCTGAAGCAACTCCCCGGCCTGACCCTGTGCGTCGACTACAAGACGATCAAGTCGGCCGACCCGGACACCGTCTCCAAGGCCATCCGGGACCACGCCTACCACCAGCAGGACGCCCTCTACACCGACGGCATCTGGGCCGCACTCGCCCCGCAGGACGTCCGCTTCGTCTTCGTCTTCCAGTCCAAGACCGCCCCGTACCTGATCACGGTGCGCGAACTCGCCGACCAAGACCGGGACATCGGCAGGGCCCGCAACGAACGCGCCCTCCGCACCTACGCCGACTGCATGGCCACCGGCGTGTGGCCCGACTGGACCGGGCCCGTCACCGACATCCCCACCATCTCGATGCCCACCTGGGCGGTCCTTAACGAAACCGAGGAGTACCTCCGATGACCAACGAACTCGCCACCCGCGACGAGCAGAACGCCGTCGCCACACCGCAGCCCACCAACGAGCTCATGAACTGGGTCGAGTCCGCCCGCCAGGCCAACCTCGTCGCCCAGTCCCTCGCCGGAACCAGCTTCGCCGGCGCCTACCGCGGCAAGCCCGACGAGATCACCGCCGCGATCCTCACCGGCCAGGAACTCGGCCTCCAGCCCATGACCGCCCTGAAGTCCATCGACGTCATCCAGGGACAGCCCGCCCTCCGCGCCCACGCCATGCGCGCCATCGTCCAGCGGCAGGGCCACGACATCGAGCTCGTCGAGTCCGACGACACCCACTGCATCATGCGCGGCCGGCGTAAGGGCGCTGAGAACTGGCAGTCCGTGACCTGGGACATTCCGCGAGTGCAGCGGATGGGGCTCCTCGGCAAGGACCAGTGGAAGAAGCAGCCGAAGACGATGCTCGTCGCCCGCGCCACCGGGGAACTGTGCCGTCTGATCGCGTCGGACGCCCTTCACGGGTTGCCGTATGCGGCCGAGGAAGTCGACGGCTACGTCCACGGCGAAGTCGCCCCGGCCAAGGCGCCGCTCAGTGTCGCCGCCCTCACCTCGGCCCCGGCCCCCGCGCCCGAGCCGGCCCCGACCGCCGAGGAAACCCACCAGATCACCCGGGACGACCAGCCCCCGGCTGACGGGATCTGGGACACGGAGGCCGCCGAGGACTCCGTCGACTGGCCCGACGTTGCCCAGCCCGGCTCCGCCGCCTAGCTCACCCGCTCACCGGGGTCCCGCCCGCCGCTAACAGGCGGGACCCCGGCATCACAAGGAGACCACGAACATGACCGTCAACCACAGGGCCGAGGCCGAGAAGCACCTCGCCAACGCTGCCCGCCACCTCACCGAGCACCCCGGCGACATGCGGATCGCCGAAGTGGCCGCCGCCATCGGCCAGGGACACGCCGCACTCGCCGGGAGCCAGGACCCGGTCCGAGAGCAGCTCGCCACCCTCCTCGAACGGTGGGAGGAAGTCGCCGACAGCTACAAGCCCAGCGAGAGCGGGCACGACGACCTGGAGGAGCGGTACCGCAACTACCGGTACGTGCAGCTCCGCGCAATCCGCAACCTGCGGCAGGTACTCGACACGGGCACGATGCCGTGCGAGCTGGCCACCGACGAGGAGAAGCGTCGCGGCGACTGCGGGCAGGCCCACGCCGCCGGGGAGTTCACCGAGCGCGACCCGTGGGCGACTTCGAACCCGGAAGGCGGCACGACCGCCCGCCGCACGCAGGCACTCAAGGCTGATCAGTCGGCGTGGCTGATGCTCGGCCGCGCCATCCGCAGGGAGCGCGAGGCCCAGCAGCTGAGCCGCCGCGCACTCTCCGAGCGTGCAGAGGTCTCCGAGAAGGCGATCCAGACCGCCGAGGAAGGCCGTGTCCCGGCGAGCCGCTGGCCGCAGTCCCTGAACCGCATCACGAACGCCCTCCGCATGGGGACGGGAGCTGCCGAGGACATCGTCCTCAGCTCCCTCCCGGAGAACCCCCCGTTCTAGCCCACCCGCACTTCGGGGCAGCCCCGTACCCGACATACGGGGCTGCCCCACCCGAACAGGAGACCACGCCATGCGAGCACTGACCATCAGACAGCCCTGGGCCGGGGCGATCGTCCACCAGACGAAGCGCGTCGAGAACCGCACCTGGAAACTTCCCGCCGCCCACCACGGGGCCCGCATCCTCATCCACGCCGGAGCCCAGCCCGACAAGACCGCCGAGGTGAACGGCCCGAACCTCGACGTGTACTCCGCGATCATCGGCGTCGCCACGATCACCGGCTGCCACTGGTCCAGCGAATGGCAGTGCTGCGGCTACTGGGCATTCGAGAACACCTACCACTGGACCCTCAGCGACGTCATCGCGCTCCCCGAGCCGGTCCCCGCGAAGGGCGCCCTCGGGTTCTGGACGCCCAGCGACGACATCGTCAACGCCGCCCTCCGGCAGGACACGGCGGTGGCCCGGTGACCTGGCACCTCGGCCGCCTGGCCGGCTTCGATATCGAGTCGACGGGCACCAACCCCGAAACCGCCCGCATCGTCACCGCCTGCATCGTCCAACTCGGTGGCCAGCAGCCCACCGTGGCCGCGAACTGGCTGACCGACGTCGACGGCGAAGAGATCCCCGAGCAGGCCGCCGCGGTCCACGGCATCGCCACCGACAAGGCCCGCACCGAGGGCGCCCCGCTGAAGGAAGCCGTCGCGGAAATCCTCGCCGGACTGACCCAAGTCATCCTCGCCGGGATCCCGGTCGTGGCCATGAACGCCCGCTACGACATCACCCTCCTCGACCGAGAAGCCCACCGGTTCGGCCTCGACCCGCTGCCCGCCGGCCCGGTCATCGACCCGTTCGTCATCGACAAGCAGGTCGACCGGTACCGGCCGGGGAAGCGCACTCTGACCGCGCTGTGCGAGCACTACGAGGTGCGCCTCGACGGTGCGCACAGTGCGGACGCGGACGCGGTCGCCGCGTGCCGGGTTGCTTGGCGGCAGGCCACCCGGTACCCGCAGCTCGCCGCCATGACCCTCGACGAGCTTCACACCGCACAGGTCGCGTGGGCCGCCGAGCAGGCCGCGAGCCTCCAGGAGTACTTCCGGAAGAAGGACCCGGCCGTCGTCGTCGAAGGCGCCTGGCCGCTCATCCCCAGGCAGAGGGGGACGAACTCATGACCGCGATCGAGTCGACGCTCCTCGTCTGGTACTGCCAGTCGTGCAAGAAGTCCTGCAAGACGCAGCCCCGCTCCGAGACCGCTTGCAAGTGCACCAACCCGGTCCGCGGCATGCGACCAACCCGGATCACGCAGGTTCACACCCCGAAGCCGCGCCCGCTCCACGCGCTCTCCGACGAAGAGGCCCGCCTCCGGAACCTCGCCCGAAAGAAGCAACGGGTCCGCGTCACCTACGAAGCCGAGGTGTCCGAAGCCTGGCTCTCCACCGGCATGAACGGGGTCAAGCACATCCACTTCGTGGTCACCACCGCCGACGGACGACGCCACATCGTCAACCCCGAACTGCCCGGCGTACACGTCGAGGCAGCACCTCCCGACGCTGAAGGGAACGCCTCATGACCTCTACCGTGCAGCCTGCCCTCGACGGCACCGTTCCGCCCGAGTCCGCCGACTACGAGACGTGGCTGGCCGTCGTCTGGCCCGTCTTCATAGCCGCCGCGGCAACCGGCCGCACCTTCACCTGCTACTCGGTGGCCGACGCCGCGAAGCTCCCCAACCCGCCCAGCCCGCAGGCGCACTGGGGACGCCTCATGACCCTCCTCCGCGACGAGGGCTACATCCGCACCGCCGGATGGGCCTGCTCCGACCGGCCCACCACCCACCACAGCGGAGTCCGCACCTGGAAGGGCACCGCCGCAGCACGACGGGAGGCAGCCGCATGAGCGACCTCGACACCCTCCTCGCCGCCGGCCAAGCGCTCGCCGCGGTCCACACGGCTGTCGGCCAGGCCATCACCGCCGCCCTCTACTACGGGCCGGGCGTCCTCGTCACCGCCGCGGCCGTCGCCGCCTGGCGCACCGGGCAGTGGACGGTCCGCCGCCACGACCAGTGGCTCCACGACCGGGCCGACCGGCGCGCGTACACCGCCCGCGCGTTCCGGCTCTGCCGCGTCGCCGACAGTGCCGACGCCGTCATGGCCATCCCCGCCGACGACCTCAACCGCTACCTCGACAACAAGCTCGCAGCCACCCCAGACCTCGCCCCGGAGGAGGGCCGATGACCACCGCAACCCGCCGCAGCCGCCCCCTCGCCCCTCACGGCACCTACTCCCGAGCCAACGGCCAGCACGGCATCCGACCGCCCTGCCCTTGCGAGCCCTGCCGCACCACCCGAAACCGAGTGAAGAAGCAACAGCGACTCAACCGGCACCGCGGCATTCCGCCGCTCGTCGACGCCGCGCCCGCAGCGAAGCGCCTCCACGAACTCCACGAGAAGTCCGGGTGGGACGACATCGCCCGCGCGGCAGGAACGTCCGGCGCTCACCTCCGCCAGATCGCCTTCGGCCGGCTCCCGCAGATCTCCCCGAAGACCCAAGCGAAGATCATGGCGATTCGCCCGGCCACAACCGGCGGACAGTACATCGACTCCACCGGCACAGTCCGCCGCGTGCGGGCGCTCATCGCCCTCGGCTACACCCTCATCGAGATCGCCGAAGCGGCCACCGTGGCCGTGGCCCGCGTCCAGACCCTCGCGGCCGGCTACCCCTCGCTCCGCCGGACCGTCGCGAACCGGATCGCGAACGCCTACCGGGAACTGTCGGAGACGCCGGGCACCAACACCAGGGCGAAGAACCGAGCCATCGCCAACAGGTGGGCGCCGCCCGCAGCCTGGGACGACGACACCATCGACGACCCCGCGGCCATCCCTGACTGGACCGGGCACTGCGGGACCGACCGCGGGTGGTGGACCCACCGGCAGCAGAACATCCCCATGTGCGACGCGTGCGACCAGGCGCACACCCAGTGGAAGCACGACCACCAGCACCTGCCCCGCACCGAGCTCATGGCCAGCCTCAACGCCTCCCGGGCCGCCGCATCGCAGCGCGGTGAAGCCATCGCCCACGACGGGCGCGAACTGCTCGCCCAGGGCCACACCCCGGAGCAGGCGGCGGCCCGGCTCGGCATCAGCGCCGACTACCTCCACCAAGAACTCCGCCGCCACCCCCTCGACGAGCGGCAGGAAATGGCGGCATGAGCGACCTCGACACGTCATGGCACGAAGAAGGCATCTGCGCCACCACGGATCCGGAGCTGTTCTTCCCGGAGTCCGGGGCACCCCTGGCCGCCATCAAGGTCTGCCTCGGCTGCCCGGTCCGGCGCCGCTGCCTGGAGCACGCGCTCACCGCACCCGAAGACCACGGCATCTGGGGCGGCACCACCCGCAACCAGCGCCGACGCATGAACCAGCAGGCGGCATGACAAGGGCGGGCCACCACACGTGGCCCGCCCACACGCACAACAACCCCGCCACGGCGGGGGAGGGAGGAGAGGACGTGACGTCAGTCCGAGTCGGGGCCGAGCTTGTCGAGCCGGCGCTGAGCGGCGCTCTTACGGGTCTTCGAAGCGTCCGGGGCGATCTTCGAAACCCACTCCCGGGTGAAGCCGGTCAGCTTCGCCATCTCGGACGGGCCCAGACCAGCCGCTCGCCCCTTCACCAGCAGCTCTTTGAGCTCCAGGTCGGCGCGCAGGAACACCCGCTCGGCCTCCGTGCGCCGGCGGGCTGCGTTCTGAATCTCCGTGTCGAGGGCGTCCATGTCGCTCATGGTGACACACCGCAACGCGAACGCGCTACGTGGCCGCGCCTTGTGGTCGCGAACTGTGAACGCTATTCTCATTCTCGTGGCCGTGATTCTGGCATCTCAATTACGCCCCCAAATAGCGCTCCTGCGCGGCTAATTGCCGACGCCTCAATGCCTACACGCAATGCCGAGCGGGATCCCGAGCCGCACACCACCCGAATACCTCTTCACCTGGGAAGGGCTCTGATGTACCGAAACGACGGCGACGCACTCACGGTCATGGACTGGTTCTGCGGCGCAGGCGGCTCCAGCCAGGGCGCCCACTCCGTCCCCGGCGTGCGCGTCACCCGCGCCGCAAACCACTGGGCGAAGGCCATCGACTCCCACGAGGCGAACTTCCCCGAGGCCAGCCACTACCGCGGCGACATCCGCACCGCCCCCGTCTGGGACTGGCCCGTCACCGACATCTTCTGGGCCTCCCCGGAGTGCACCAACTGGTCCGTGGCGAAGGGCAAGCGCCGCAACTTCGACACCGCCATGCAGGGCAGCCTCCTCGACCTCCTCGCCGACCAGAACGAGGAGGAACCGGCCGACGCGGAGGAGGAGTCCCGGGCCCTGATGGAGGAAGTGCCGCTGTACCTCCGTGGCGTCCAGGAGCGCGGCGGGCTCGTCAAGGCCGGTGTCGTAGAGAACGTCACCGACGTCCGGGCCTGGGACCAGTGGGACCGGTGGATCGGCGAGCTCCACAAGATGGGCTACCTCACCCGCATCATCGCCCTGAACTCGATGCACGCGAACCCGCGGTCCGTGCACGCCGCACCCCAGTCCCGCGACCGGCTCTACGTCGGCTACTGGCACAAGTCGCTGGGCCGCACCCCCGACTGGGACAAGTGGCTGCGCCCCCGCGCCTGGTGCTCCGGGTGCGACACCTGGGTGCAGGCCATGCAGGTCTTCAAGACCCCCGGCCGCGACATGGGCCGCTACCGCACCCAGTACGTCTACCGCTGCCCCTCCACCACCTGCCGCAACCAGATCGTCGAACCCGAAGCGCTTCCCGCCGCCGCCGCGATCGACTGGTCCATCCCCGGGCAGCGCATCGGCGACCGGGCCAAGCCCCTCGCCGACAAGACGCTCGCCCGCATCCAGGCCGGGCTCAGGAAGTTCTCCCAGCCCGTCCCGATGATGGTCCCGGCCGGCGGCACCTGGAGAGACTCGGCCGTCAGCGTCGGCGAACCCATGGGCGCCCGCACCACCCGGGAGAACGACGGCCTCATGGTCCCGCCGCTCCTCGTCCCCGTCGAGGGCCGCGACGGCAAGGAAGCCCGCTCCGTCAACGACCCGCTGCGCACCATGACCACCCGCAACGAGACCGGGCTCGCCTGGCTCCCGTTCATCGCCGAACTCCGCGGCGGCGGCTCCATCGCCCGGTCCGTCACCGACGCCCTCGCCACCGTCACCGCCTCCGGGAACCACCACGGGCTCGTCACCCCGGAGAACGTCACCTGGAACGACCTCCTCGTCCCCTACTACACCAACGGCACCGCCCGCACCGTCCGCGAACCCATCGGCGCCCTCTCCACCCGCGACCGGTACGCCCTTGTCCGAGGCGACGTCGACATCAACGACGTCCGCTTCCGAATGCTAGAGCCCCACGAGATCGGGCGAGCCATGAGCTTCGCCGACGACTACATCGTCCTCGGCTCCAAGCGCGACAAGGTCCGCCAGTACGGCAACGCCGTCACCCCCAACGCCGCCGAGATCATCCTCTGCGCCCTCGTCGAAGCCGTCACCGGCGACGAACTGGAGCGGTACGCCGAACCCCAGCTGGCCGCCGCCGCGTGACGCCCCGCCCGGACCCCGCCCCCACCTGACCCAACCGCGGGCCCCACACCGCCCCCGCCCGTACCTATCCGCACCGCCAGGAAGAAGACGACCCCATGGCACGTGGCCACGGCCGGATCCTCACCAGCATCTGGGAGGACACCGACTTCACGGAACTCGACGAGAGCGAACAGCGCCTCTACCTGTTCCTGATCTCCCAGCCGAACCTCAACCACGCCGGCCTGCTCGACCTCACGCTCCGGCGCTGGTCCCGCAAGGCCCGGGGTCTGTCCGTCGGCGAGTTGGAGAAGCGCATCCACGCCCTGGAGCAGGCGCGATTCATCGTCGTGGACGACGACACCGAAGAGCTCCTCATCCGCTCGTTCATCCGCAACGACGGCGTATGGAAGCAGCCGAAGGTCATGGGCGCCGCAGTGTCCGGGGCCCTGGAGATCTCGTCAAAGCGGCTCCAGCAGGCGCTGCTCGCCGAGATGGACCGCATCCCTCTCGACGAGCTCAGCGACGAGCCGACGAAGGTGCGGGCCGGCGGCGAGGGGCCGTCGATCCGCAGGCAGGTCCAGAACCACATCGAAGACCTTCGCCGGGCCTTCGGCACCCCCACCCCGGACCCCACGGGAAGGGGATCCGTAACCCCCTCCGCACCCCCCTCGGGAACCCCCTCCGATACCCCTGCCGAAGGGGGTCCGAAAGGCTCTACGCGCGGGCGCGCGCCCGCATCACGCGCGCATTCCCCTGCCCCTGCCCCTACCCCTACCACCAACCCCGTAGAAGACGTGTGGGCTGAGGAGCCCTCGGAGACCGAGCCCACCGAGGGGCCTGAGGTCTCCGACGCGGCAGAGCCGGTCGGCGCGACGATCACCCAGATTCGCCCCGACGTCGAGCAGGCCTGCTCGCTGCTCGCCGAACTCATGGAAGCCAACGGCTGCCGACGGCCGACCGTCACCAAGGAGTGGCGGGACGCCGCCCGCCTCCTCATGGACAAAGACGGCGTCGCCCTCGCCGATGTCCTCGGAGCCATCCGCTGGTCCCAGGCCGACCAGTTCTGGCGCTCCAACATCCTCTCGATGCCGAAGCTCCGCAAGCAGTACGACGCCCTGCGCCTCCGCGCCCAGCGCGACCGCGGCCGGTCCGGCCCGCAGACCGCCCCCCGCCACTCCACCGAGGAAGAGATCGCCAATGACAGCAAGTTCGGGTGACGAAACCCCCATGAACTCCTGGCTCAACGAGCGCCGCACCCAGGCCCTCGCCGCATTCGACGACCAGATCCCGCTCCTCTACCGCCGCCGCATCTACCTCAACGACCACGTCGCCCAGTGGGCCGACCAGACCGAGGAGGCACCCACCAGCCTGTTCCTCTGGGGGCCGTTGGGTGTCGGAAAGACCCACAACGCGTGGCAGGCCACCCGCCGTTGGGTCGGCCAGCGATTCGCCGGCAACTACCGCGGCACCCCCATCGTCCAGACTTGGCGGTCCACCGCCCTGTTCGACGCCCTGCGGCCCGACGACAACGGGGGCAGCCCCAAGCGGCTCATGAAGCAGCTCCAGACCGCGGACCTGCTGTACATCGACGACGTGGCCGCCGCCCGGGTCTCCCCGACCGGGTGGACCCAGGAACGGCTCTACGAAATCTTCGACGAGCGGTACATCAACCGGCTTCCGATCCTGATCACCAGCGATGTGAAGCCCAGCCAGATCAGCCACATCGTGGGGGAGCGGGTCACCTCCCGGTCCGCGGAAATCTTCCGGGGCGGGGTCGTCCACCTCTCGGGTGCCGACCGGCGGCAGGGTGGTGAAGCCGCGTGAGCGCCCAGCCCACCCGCATCCAGCGTCGCCGCACGAAGGGCTGGCGTGCTCCCGAGGGGGCCGCCTACGTCGGACGTGGCACGGCGTTCGGGAACCCATGGGCCGTCGTGCAGACGACCAGCGGCACCGGATGGGCAGTGCAGTGGGCAGGACACGCCAACCAGCACCGCCCCCTCGGCCTCGCCAGTTTCGTCCCGGCGGACGACCAGCGCGACGCCCACACCCTCGCCGTCGAGCTGTACGAGATGTGGGTCCACGCCCACCCGCAGCTCCTCGAACGCGCCCGACGCGACCTCGCAGGCCGGGACCTCATGTGCTGGTGCGCCGACACCCTGCCCTGCCACATCGACCCCCTGCTCGCCATCGCCAACCAGCCACACCAGGAGACCAGCGCATGACCACCAGCATGTGGGACACCCCCATCGACGACCCGACCACCCTGCCCAGCACCCCCGCCGACTTCGAAGCCGAGAAGATCCTCGTCGCCACCGCCATGGCCCGCCCCACCACCGTCGACGAACTCGCCGCCACCGGCTTCGACCCCGCCGACATCGTCGACGACCGCTACCGGTGGGTGTGGTACGCCGTCGAAGAACTCGCCACCACCTTCCAGGCCGGCGAAATCCGCTACATCCCCATCGCCCGACAGCTTCAGGCATGGCGCGCCGACGGCCGCATCCTCAGCATCCCCTTCACCGAAGACCAGCTTCGCGACCTGTACAACCACGCCCAGCCCGGATCCGAGAGCTACTTCGCCGACCGCATCACCCGGCAAGCCATCGCGGCCCGCATGGTCGCCCACGGCCACGCCTCCATCCTCCGCGGCAACTCCCCGGCCTTCGACCCCGACCAAGACGTCGCCGCGGCGCAGGCCGAACTCGACGGCGTCATCCGCGCCACCACCGGCACCGAAACCACCCTCGTCGGCGACCTCCTCGCCGGCGTCTTCGAACGAGCCACCACCCCACCCACCAACGACGACAAGATCCCCACCGGGTTCATCGACCTCGACGGGCTCCTCTGCGGCGGATGGGCCCCCGGCCAGATGGTTGTCGTCGGCGCCCGACCCGCCATGGGCAAAACCACCTTCGGCCTCGGCCTTGCAAGGGCCGCCGCCATCACCCACAACATCCCCACCCTGTTCGAATCCCTCGAAATGGGTGAAGCCGAACTCGGCAACAGCATCGTCTCCGCCGAAGCCCGCGTCGCCCTCCACCACATCAAGCAAGGCGTCGTCGGCGAAGACGCCGACGGCACCCGCCGCATGGCCACCCGAGCCCCGGCCATCAAAGCCGCCCCGCTCCACATCAGCGACGAAGCGAACCTGTCCATGGCCACCCTCCGCGGCCGGGTCCGCAACCTCGTCCGCACCGAAGGGCTCCGGCTCGTCGTCGTCGACTACCTGCAGCTCATGCAGGCGCCCCGGGCCGAGTCCCGGCAGGTCGCCGTCTCGGAGATGTCCCGGCAGCTGAAGCTCCTCGCGAAGGAGTTCCAGATCACAGTGATCGTCCTCGCCCAGCTCAACCGCGGACCCGAGCAGCGCACCGAGAAGAAGCCCATGGTGTCGGACCTGCGGGAGTCCGGGGCGATCGAGCAGGACGCCGACATCGTGATCCTGCTCCACCGCGAAGACGCCTACGAGAAGGAATCCCCCCGGGCCGGTGAAGCCGACCTCATTGTGGGCAAGCACCGCGGGGGACCCACGGCAACGATCACCACCGCGTTCCAGGGCCACTACGCCCGCTTCGTCGACATGGCCCAGACCTGATGTGGGAGCCGACCGTCGACGACATCGTCGCCGCCCGCGAACAAGGCGACCTCAAAGCCCTGTTACTCCTCGCCGCCGGCATCGCCCCCACTGCGCCCAAACAGCGCCAAGCCGAACCCGAGCAGCCCTGCTTCCACATCCGCCGCCCCGGCGCCTGGCCCTGCGGCACCGCCCCAACCGGCCCCACCCCGAAACCCTGCACCGACTGCCAGCCGCCAGAAAGGACCAGCACATGAGCCCCCGCCGCAAGCCCCCCGTCAACGTCCACTACCGCGCCGGCGGCTGGACGCTGCCCGACTACAGCGACCTCGCCGACTGCACCCCCAACTACCAGCGTGGCCTGAACGGCGAGCCGGCCTGCACCGGCACCGTCGTGTGGAAGGTCGTCGAGGAACAGGGGCTGATCCAGACGTTCCGCTTCTACTGCGACGCCGACCTTCCCGCCCAGGTCCGGCCGCAGGTCGACAACTGCCCCAACTGTCCGCGCCAGTGCGTCCAGCCAGCCGCCGAGTACCGCGGTGACGTCGAGGTCAGCCACCTGTACCGCTGCCCGGCCTGTGGCGTGACGTGGTCGACGAACCGGGACCTGCGGGCGTATGGGGAGGCGGCGTGACGGCCAACCCGCGGGGGACCGGTCGTCGGTTGGGGCGCGGGCGCGACCCGGCAGTACCCCCTTCGCGGGACAAAAACCGGCCTCTCGCAGCCGAACAGGCTTCCGGTGCCCCGGAGTCCCAGCGGGGCGGAGAACGCCAGGGAGGCACCCAGCGGGCCGATCCGACCCCAGAACCCATCCCCGGGCAGACCGAACTGCCCCTCACCTACCGACAAGTGACCCTTTGGAGCCTCTGATGGATCTACTTCGAAACGCCGTGGATTTGTTCTCCGGCCCGCGGGGCTGGACGGAGGGCATGCGCGCTCTCGGTATCAGCGACATCGGCCTGGAGGTCTGCCGGTGGGCGTGCGCAACCGCCATGGCGGCGGGGCACGCGACCGTGCAGTGCGACGTCACCACCGCTGACCCAGCCCTGTACGCCGACATGCCGGGCCTGATCGCGTCTCCGCCGTGCCGCCCGTGGTCCCCGGGCGGCCTCCGCCAGGGCCTGGCGGACCGGGAGTTGGTGGCCGCGGCGATCGACGACCTGGCCGCCGGCCGCGACCCCCGGGCGACTCTCCGCGCCCTGTGCGCGAACCCCGAGAGCATGCTCGCCGCCGAGCCGATGCGGTGGCTGTACCTGCTGCGCCCGGAGTGGGTGTGCATGGAGCAGGTGCCCGCGGTCCTCCCGTTGTGGCAGCAGTACGCCCGGCATCTGGCCGGATGGGGGTACAGCGTGTGGACCGGGGTGGTGGACGCGGGCCGGCATGGGGTGCCGCAGACGCGGCGCCGGGCGGTGTTCATCGCGTCCCGGGTGCGGGACGTGGGCCCCCCGGTGGCCACGCACGCCGCGGCCCCGGCCATGCGTGACGTGGTCCCCGGTGTCGCCGCGGACACGGTGCTGGTGTCCCGCCGGGACTCGGTGGCCCGCCTTGCCGCACACGGGCCGCGCCGCAACCGGGCCGGGGCCGAGCCCGCCCCGACGGTCACCGGTGAGGTGTGGCGGTGGAAGTGGGACGACCACGGTGCCGTCCGCCCCGTCACCGCCTCCGAGGCCGGGCAGTTGCAGACGTTCCCCGCCGACTACCCGTGGCAGGGCCCGAAAACCCGGGTCGCCCGGCAGGTCGGGGACGCCGTGCCGCCGGCTCTCGCCACCGCGGTCGTCGCTGTGGCCACCGGGGCTACCGCCCCCGCGCAGCCTCACCTCACCGCCGCATGACCCACGCAGTACCGGCTGCCCCCGTTGGACCCGGGGGCAGCCGGCCCGCCCACCGTACCTGCACTCACCTGGAGCCCTGATGCCCACCTCGCCCACCCCCGCCGACTTGACCGAGGAGCAGCGCGACGCCCGCCGCACCCGGGCCCGCGACCTCATCGAGGAACGGCTCACCGACACGTGGCCCGCGTGGCGGCGCCCCGGCCGGAAGCCGAACCTGCCGCTCGCCGCCGACATCGCCCTCGACGCCCTCGGAGACCTCGCGGCCGAGATCCTCGTCGACGGCACGATGATGCGCGCCCTCACCATCCGCGACGGCGTCGCCACCCTCGAACTCGCCGAGGCCACCGAGATGGTGCGGATCTTCGCCGCCGGGATGCGCGGCGCCCTCGACGGAGCGACGAACTACGTCGAGATGGAGATGACCGACGGGTCGACCGGTGAGGGGTTCACCGTCACCGTCCGCCGCCGGGAGCGCCCGACGCCGCACGAACTTCGGCAGCAGGCTGAGGCGCGTGTCGAGAGGCTGACGGCCGAGCTTGCGGTGGCCCGGCAGCTCCTCGGCACCAACGTGGCCGAGGGCGCGGCGGACGACGCCGCCGCCGCGTTGGGCGACGGAGCGGTGCGCTGCCCGCTGTGCCCCAGCCCGCTGATGCTGCACACCCCGAGCGGGGCCCGCGCGCACTTCGCCCACGTGCACCCCGAGCAGCAGATCAGCGGCCATCAGGGTCCGTGGCCGGTGCTGGCCGACGCCGCCCCGCCCGCGCCTGCCGACCGGGCCGTGCTACCGAACGTCCGCCCCCACACCCTCACCGCCATCGCCTGCCACCTGGACGCCCGGTCCGTCGCGATCCTGCGGCCCGAGAGCGAGACCTACGCCGAGTGGCAGGCCGTGTCTGCCTTCCTCCGCGCGCTAGCCGCCGACGCTGCCGCCGGGGTGCAGCCGCCCACCAGCGAGGCACGCTGCTCGTATCGGCTGGAGCACCGCCGCCCCGGCGAGACGACCTGGCAGCGGAACACCCCCGGCATCGGGGCGAACTGGTCCTGGCAGTCCCGGGAGAAGGCAGCCCAGCGACTGGCCGAGGCCCGCGACCGGTGGCCGGACTTCGAGCACCGGCTGATCGAGACAACGACCACCGTCACCGAGCAGCCCGCTGCCCCTGCCGCACCCGAGGAGCAGCGGTGACCGCCCCCTGCGTTGTCCGCGTCGCCCCGGCCCTCCGCCCGCTGGAACACCTACTCGTCAGCGGACGCCACCTCCGCGCCGCCCGCCGGTGGCCGTGGGCGTGGTGGTGCGCCACCTGCGACACCGCCTACGGAGCCGCGAAGACCGAAGCCGAAGCCACCGCAGCCGCCGACGCGCACGCCACCGCCGCCCGCACCCGAGCGCCCGAGGAGCCCACCCCGTGCTGAGCGCGATCCTGCACCGCCTCCGACACCACCACCGGTCCGACCGGGCCCGCCGCCGGAAGCCCGTCTGCCGCTGCGGCCGGGCCCACCCCGGGCCGCGACGCTACTGCCGCACCCGCTGACCCCCACCCCTGCTGTGTGGCCGCCCCACCACAGGCGGCCACACCACACCCCGGAAGGACCACACCATGACCAACGCCGCGTACCGAACCCTCGTGGAGCAGCGCTCCATGGCCCTCGACTACCTCGAAGCCCCCGACACCGACATCCCCGACCACACCCGGCGCACGCTCCTCGGCCTCCTCGACGACGGACGCCTCAACGGACCCCGCTGCGGCAAGACCACCGCCGCCAACGGCACCGAGCACCCGCCCTGCGCACGGCCTGCTGGACACCCCGAGGCGTACTGCCGGGACGCCGACCGCACGGTGTACTTCATCGCCACCGAGGGGGCCCGGTGACCACCCAGCCCGAGCGCCTACCCACCGACATCGTCGAAGCCCGCCTCAACCACCTCATCGACCGAGCCCGACGCGGCGCACTCCTACCCGACGAGGCCGACCGGTTCACCACCGACCTCCGCGACCTCGTCCGCCGTCTGGAGGACGAGGAAGACGCCAGCCGTCGGCTCCTCGTCCAGCGGCAGGAGATGGCCGCAGAACGGTACGCGTGGCAGGAGCGTGGCGACCGCGCCGAGGCCCGTGTCCGCGAGCTGGAGGCCGAGAACGCCCGCCTGACCGCCGAGCGGCGCGCAGCCACCACCTGACCCCGCCAACCAGAGGAGCCCGCATGATCACCCGCCTCGCCGGCCGTCTTGCCACGGCCCTCACCCGGTACGCCCACCGGCACGGCACCCACCACTACCTGTCGACCGGCTGCTTGCACGGGGAGCACGGGTACTGCCAAGGGAAGACCGGGCGGGCGGGGGCGAAGAAGCCGGCCGAGTGCAAGTTCTGCGGGGCCGGCTGCACCTGCCCATGCCACCACAACTGACTCCGGACACACCGCAGCCCCCACCCAGACGGGTGGGGGCTGTCGTTTTTCCCGAACCGTCCACGCACCGTGTGGGCGTGTGCCATGCTGGGGCTCTGCCCGCGAGAGCGGGCTGTGTCACCCTTCTCTGCACAAGCGGAGGTGGTCCGAGTCTTTCTGGACAATGGGTGGCAGGAGTGCTTCCTTCTCCGCGTGAGCGGAGCACAGCATGAAGGCCCCCGCCCGCTTGGGTGGGGGCCTTCGTCATGCCCGGTTGGTGCGGCGTCCAGGTTGCCGGTCGGCGGCGACAGCGCGGACCTCTTCGGCATGCCACAGGGCGACGATGCGCCCACTGTCCGGGTGGCGGCCTTCGCCGGCGCGTTTGATGCCTCGCCGGGAGAGGAGGCCGCTGGCGCTCTTCAGCTTGATTCCGAGGTGGTCGGCGGCTTCCTGGGTGGTCCAGAGTTCGGGGGTAGGGTCGGGCACGCGCGGGCTCCTTCCGTGCCAGTACGGCCCGCCACCGGGGTGCATCCGGTGGCGGGCCGCTGCTGTGTTCGGGGTCAGGTGAGGTCGGCGAGGACCTTGGCTTCGATCTCGGGCAGGCGGTTCAGGACGATCTCCGCGGACTGGTTCAGGTAGCTCTCCAGGTCCTCCTTCTCGACCTGGTCGATGTTCTCCGTGTACGAGATCCCGCGCTCGCGGATCTCCCAGGCGCAGCCGTCCGGGAGTAGCTTGTCGAACTCCTCGACCTGGGCGTCGACCAGGGCGTCGACCAGGGCCTTCTCCTGCTTGGGGGTGAGCTCGCCGTTGTTGATGGTGCAGAGCCAGCTCTCGACGATGCGGCTGTGGTCGAAGGCCCAGTCGAGGTTGGTGTAGGGGGTGTTGCTCATGGTGGAGGCTCCTTCTCCGTGCCGTGGGCGGGTGCCCTTGGTGATGACCTAACCTTGCAGTACGTACTGCAAGGTGGTCAAGGGGTGTCACCCGAAAGAGTGAGAACCCACCAGGCCGGCGAGATCTCCCACGCTCACTCCGACGGCAACCGCAGAGCCACATCCGCAGCCCAGACACCAGCATCCAGGCCCTCCGGGCTGTCGTCGGCGAAGTGCTGCAACAACCGGACCGCCTTCCGATGGTCACCTTGGAGGAGGCGCGGGGCTGTCGAGTACGAGCCGGTAGGGGAGTCCATGACCGACACAACGGCCAGGGCGAGGGGCAGGACACGCCCCACCTACAGGTCCAGCACCGCCCACACCCGTCGCCCGTCCTCCGCAGTGTCCGTCCCGCACGACACCGCGCCCAACCCGGCCAGCTCTGGCAATACTGCCTCGTCCGCGACCGCGAGACCCGGCCGGTGCGACAGGGCCACGATCAGCGCCTGCCGGTTCTGGTCCGCAAGGTGCACGGACACCCGCCGGCCACCGTCCGCGACCGCAGTCCGCACCAGCAGCTCCGTCAGCCCTGCCGCCGCCACGTCGGCCTCCCGGTACCCCCACTCGTGCAGCCGGCCCAGCACATGCCCCGAAGCCTTCTTCGGCGACCAGGCGGCAGCCTCCAGGGTCCAGTTGGCGCTGCGCCGGTTCCGCACCTGCATCCGCGCCCGCGCCGTACCTGCAAGGCCCGTCTCCGGGCGCGGCGGCGAGATCGGCCGCTTCGGAGGCGGTGGAGTCTTCGGCGGGTAGTCCGGAGTGTGATCCAGCACGGTCGGCTCCCAGCATCGACGGACACCCATCGTAAAGCCGCGCTCACCGCCCGGGGTCGAAACCGCATCGCTTGGTTGTCGTTCACACGACATGACCGTTGACTCCCGCGACCTCCAGATTGCCGTCCTTCGACTCTTCCTGCGAGACGCCGTCCGCTACCTCAGCTTCGCAGCCGGCCGCGAAGTCGCAGACGACCCCGACTGGGCCCAGCAAGTCATGGACCGGGTCAGCGGCATAGAAGAAGTTCTCAACCTCACCGGGCCCGGGCCGGAAACAGAGCCTCGCCCGGACGGCGAAGCGTAGAGCAGCAACCCCGAAGCCCCCTCAGAACCGCATGGCTGGGTGACACCGCTGGCACAGCGCAGCCCCCGCCGGCGAACCAGGCGGGGGCTGCGGCGCGGGCGCGGTCAGCGGGGGAGCGCCTCGTCGAGGTACTCCTGCACGGGCCCGAACAGCCCATACGGCACGTACTCCGGGATGTCGCCGTGTCCGATCCACGCCACCGCGGCGATCTCCTCCGCGTCCCCGACGATCGCGTCACCGGAGATCAGCTCGCACGCCACATACGTCATCGGCACCCCCGTCTGCGGGTGCACCCGGTCACCGAGGACCCGGACGGCCTTCACCTCCAGGCCCACCTCCTCCGCCGTCTCCCGCACCGCCGCCTGCTCCGGGGACTCCCCGGCCTCGATGCCGCCGCCGGGGAACGCCCACAGCAGCCTCCCCTCCCGCTGCTGCCGCCGGATCATCAACACCTTGCCGCCGTCGACGATGATCGCCGTGGAGACGGGGGGCTGCACACTCTGCTCGGTCACGCTGCCTCCAGGGCACTCAGGATCGGCGGGAAGATGTTCTCGGCGGGGATGAAACGGGTCAGGTTGGCGAGCGGCACCCAGGCGACGTCCATGTTCTCGACCGCGTCCAGGTTGGTGGCCTCGCCGGCGAGATAGTCGCAGAGCACGTAGCTGGCCAGCACTCCGGTTTTTGGGTGGACCCGGGTGCCGAGTTCCTCGCGGACTGCGACGTGCACCCCGGTCTCCGCGTGGGTTTCCTGCACCGCCACCGCGGCGGCGGCGGCGCCCGGCTTGCACATCCCGGCCGGAAACTGCCAGGTGAGCGCATCGTCGCCGCGCCGGCACACCAGGAGCACCTCGGTTCCGCGCAGCACCACGGCGATAGCGACCCGCAACGCCTGAGCCTCAGCCGGGGCAGATTCCTCGGGCGGGCGGGACAGAAGGGTGAAACGTCTACGCACGTGCTCGTTGGCCCTCTCGTAGGTGGTGTCGAGGGCCTGCTGCATCTCGGTGCGCGGCACGATCTCCGGGTTCCTGTGCCAGCCGGCGACCGTGCGAACCGCGACCCCGAGCTTCGCGGCGAAGCCCTCGTTCGTCATGCGGAGCGCGGCCTGCAAGGCGCAGGCGGTGCGGCCGGTCCACGTGGTGACGTTCACTATCCGGCTCCCCGGGTCGTGGCGCTGCGGTTCTGCATCACTGCTGCACTGCTACTGCACTAGGGGCCGATCCGGTGCACTGCCACCGCACTGGCGGTTCATGTTCCGGTAAGCCGGCCGCCGGTTGACTTGAGGGCATGACAGGGACTCCTCCCGATCGGAGCTCAGGCCTTTCGCTGCCGGTCGATCTCGTCGGCGATCTTCCGCGCCCACTCCCGGCTGTAGGGGGTGTGCTCCGCGATCGACGTCAACGGCACGCCGGCGGCGCGCGCGTCGGCGACGAGCTCGTCGAGCTGGCGGCGCGTCTTCTCGTGCGCCGAGCTGGCTCGGTCAAGCCGTCGCAGCCACGGCTGCCGTTCCTTCTCGTCGAGCCTCGCGGGCGTACCTGTCATGTCCGGAATGGTCTCACGTTCTACCGCCAACTGAATAGGCGCTCGCCGTCGAACTCTTAGTGCCAACTTAGTTGCACTCCCTGCTCTCGCTGTGCCACTATCGAAGTGCCAAGAAAGTTGGCAGTCACTCTCCGGAGGGAAGACCCCGCCATGCCCAAGCTCGCCAGCGCGAACCGCAGCACCAACGACTACCCGATGTCGCAGGCGGACGTCGACGCCCACCGGGAGTCGACCTACTACCGCCGCCCGGCCCAGGTCTCCCAGGACTCTCCGATTCCGCCCGCGGATCCGGCTGCTCGCCGCCGGTTCATTGCGCAGCGGCAGTGGTGACCGGCCGTGTTCGGGTCTGCTGACCTGTGCCCCGCTGACCGTGACCTTCGTCTCCGCCTGGACCGCATCAAGCGGGACGCGGAGGACGCCGAGGCCGCCCGGTTGAAGCGCGAGGCCGCCGAGAAGGCGCGCACCACCCACTGACCGCCGCTCCTGCCCGGTGTCACCCCCCGTCCCGGGCGGGAGCGGCTTCCCACCCCGCTTTTTCACCCCACCACCCAAACCGAAGGGCACTCCCATGTCTCCGTTCGTTTCCTCCGTGACCAGCCTCCTCTCCGCCGACCTCGCCACGGTGTCCGCCGAGATCCACAACCTGCGGGCGGCGCTCCTCACCTCCGACGTGCAGGTCACGTGGGAGGAGGCGGAGGGCCTGACGCCGGGGGAGATCGTCACCCGGTACGTGGCGGCCCGCGGTGACCACGGCACCCAGCACTGGCTGCGGGGCCTGGCCGCCGAGCACGACGCCGGGCAGCCGTTCGGGCCGCGGCTCGTGGACGAGCTCGACCAGCTCGACGGGCCCACCGAGATGGCCGCCGCCTGACCCCCGGCCTGCCCTGTCGCCCCCAACCCAGGGTTGGTGGCGGCGGAGTGGCCCGGATTCACCCGGACCCGAACTCCAGGAGAGACACCATGGCCCGCAAGATCACCGAGTCCTTCATTCCCTGTGCCCCCCGCCCCCGGTTCACCGTCGAGGGCGCCCACCCGTGGGACCACCACTCCACCCGGGAGGACGCCGAGAAGCAGGCCGCCGAACTCGACGCAAAGGACGCCGCCGAGGCGGAGAGGCAGCGTTGATGCCCGCCGTCACGATCGTGTCGTTCGGGTTCCTGCACGGTGACCCGCCGCCCGCACACCTGGTCGTTGACCTGAGGCAGCACTTCCGGGACCCGCACGTGTCCCCTGAGCTGCGGTACATGACCGCCCTGGACGAGCCGGTACAGCAGGCGGTGCTCGGCACCCCCGGCATCACCGGGCTCGTCGAGGCGGTCGCCGCGGCGGTGGACGCGTTCACCGCGGGCCCCAGCGCCGGGCCGGTGACTGTGGCCGATGGGTGTGCGGGCGGCCGACACAGGGCCCCCGTTTTCGCCCAGGCCCTTGCCGACCAGCTCACCGCCGCCGGGCACACCGTCACCGTTCAGCACCGCGACCTGCACCGACCCGTCGTCAACCGATAGAGGAGAACGAACCCATGAGCGACCAGCCCACCGCGCAGACCGTCGGCACCCACGCCCTGGCCAAGGCCGTTGAGTACGCCGACAAGGCCCACGCCCACACCGTCAGCGCCTACGGGGAGCGGGCGTTCAACGAGGCGAAGGTCGCCGAGAACATCCGCTTCGCCCAGCTCTACGCCGACATCGCCAAGGCCGCCGGCCTCCTCGCGAACAACACCTGACCAGGAAGGACACCGCCCCCGTGACGACCAGCCCGCCCCAGGTGAACGGCCACCGCAGCCGGATCCCCGTGATCACGGACTGGCAGACGCTCCTAGCGCCTGCCGAGGAGCCGGCCGTCACCACCACCCCCGAACCCGACCCGGTCGCCCCTGCGGTCGACCTCGTGGCCCAGGCGAAGGCTGACGCGATCCGCACCAAGGCCTACGCCGACGCCGAAGAGCAGCGCATCCGCGCCGAGGCCGAGGCCAAGGCCGCCGAGCTCAAGGCTGCCGAGGAAGCCCGGAAGCTGAAGCTCGCCAACGACAAAGCCGCAGCCCGCGCCCTTGAGGAGCAGGCCGCGCGGGACGCCCGGATCGCCGAGTCCGAGCGGAAGCGGGCCGAGGCCGAGCGCGGCCAGCAGGAAGACGAGCGCGCCCACCAGGAGCAGCAGCAGACCGCCGCCGCTGCCGAGGCCGACGTTGCCAAGGCGGCCAAGACGTGGCGCAGGTACGCGATCTTCTTCTACACCGTCTGCGCGGTCGTCGCCCTGCCGGTCCAGATCGCCGCGTTCTGGGACCGCGACGCACCCTGGCTCGTCATCGCCCCGCTCATGCTCGAAGGCGCCGCCCTGGTCGTCACCAAGGGTGCCGCTGCAGCCGTCGCCGCCGGGCGCCCGCACTGGCACTACCGCACCGTCGCCTGGGCGTTCGCGTTCATCGCCGCCGGGATCAACCTCAAGCACGGGCTCGACGCTTTCGACCCCGCCACCGCGATCGGCACCGCGTTCGCCTCACTCGCCGGCCCCGGAGTGTGGGACCTCCACGAGCACGGTCGGATCCGCCGACGTGATGGTGTGCCCACCCGGCGGGAGCGGCGCGCGGCCAAGAAGACGGCCGAGCGGGAAGCCGCCGAGCAGACCCAGGCGCGCCTGGTCGAAGCCGAGCGGCAGGCCCACCTGGAGAACGCCGCACGGAACGCCGCCGAACGCCTGGACGCCGACCGCAAGCAGATGTTCCCGAGAGTCCACGAGCACGCCCTGAAGCTCGCTGCGGACCTCGGCGAGACGGCCATCACCCCGGCCATTTGGAAGCAGGCGAAGCTCGACGTCGACGGTGCGCTGCCGGGGGAGTCCGACGAGATCCTCCGCATGCGGAACACGGCTGCGGCGAAGGTCGAAGCGGCCCGCCTCAACAAGCCCGTCAGCACCCTCAGCAAGACCACGAACGCGCAGCGTGCCGCCCATCTCCCCCCTGCCTCCACCAAGCCCCGCCCGAAGCCGATTCCGCCCCGCCGCACCCGCGGCGACAGCACCCCGTTTCACCCCGCCGCGAAGCGTCTCGCAGCCGACACCGCACGCCGCTCCATGACTGTCCGAATCAACGCCGAGGAGAACTGATGAACACCCCCTCCGAGCAGGTCCGCAACTTCGCCCAGCATCAGGCAGACCAGCCCTTCACTGCCCCGCCCCGACCCCGCACCGCCCCCTCGAACGACGTCCACCCGGGCGGCGTGAACAACTCGACGAACCGCACCGGAGGCGCGTTCGCCCCGTCCCTCGGCCTCTCCGTCAACAAGACCACCGTCGTCAACGGCGCCTCCGGCGGAACCCGTGGCCCGGGACGTGGTGCCGGCGGGAAGGTCCCCGGGTCCGACTTCATGTCCAACGAGGACATCCGCGCGTTCTGCGAGTACCTGCGGAAGGACTCCCGGAACCGGGCCACCGAGCGGGCCATGGACGCCGACCACCTCGAAGCCGTCCTCCGCACCATCCCCGACGCCAGCGGCAACCTCCACGGATCCCGCGCCCGCGCCCGACGGGTGTCCCGCTGGCTGAGGAAGGTTGCCGCCGCCGAGAAGGCCATCCAGAAGTACTCGGCGATGGTGTACGGCACGTTCGAGCGGGAGTACGAGTCCGACCTGCGGAAGGTCGGCAAGGGCCGCCACCAGCCCCCGCGCGCCACCAAGTTCGGCTGGCGCTAACCCCCCGACCACCACCTCCCCTGGAGCCCACTGTGAAGCAGACCTGGACCGCCACCACGATCGCCGAAGCCATCAACATCCTCGACGCCGCGACGAAGCAGCTCGAAGCGCAGGCCCTGGCCCTGGAACCCGGCGGCTTCCACGAGCGCAAGGAAGCCGAACGCCAGACCCCCATCCACCTCGCCATCGAGTTCGACCTCACCGACCTCATCCGGCGGATCACCGACAAGCACCAGGCCCGAGCCCTTAACGGCTGACCACCCCACCTGATCAGGAGCTATCCCCGTGGCTGACAGCCAGAAGGCCGACCTGTGGAAGGCCATCAAGCACCCCCGCATGAGGCCCTGGCTGACAGTCGCCGCCGAGGTCCCCGCCACCTTCGCCTCCCACCACTATTGGGGCGACTCCGTACCCGCCGCGATCGGCCTCACCGTCGCCGCAGGAGTACTCACCGCCGCAACATGGTGGGCAGGCGAGGGGACACGGCCCGGCCGGCGTATCCACGCCACCCTGTCCACCGGCCTCGGCACCTCCTACCTCGTCGTCGGCACCGCCGTCGGCCCGTTCGACCCGGCGCTCGCCTCCACCCTCGTCATCGGCGGCGCCGTCGCCGCCGGGTCGTGGAACATCCGCCAAGCCCTCCGCGTCAACGTCGACCCGCAGAAGGAAGGCGGCAACGCCGAGACCGGTGTCCTCGTCAAGGCCATTGGTGACGCCAAGGTCGCCCTCCGCGGCAAGCCGAAGGTCGAACCCAACAAGGTCACCGTGCCCCTCCAACTGGCCGCCGGGCAGGTTACCTCCGACGACCTCGGCAACCGCATCAAGCACATCGCCGGCGAACTCGGTGTCTCCCCGACCAGCATCCGCGTCATCCCCGACCCCGACGACGCCGCCCGCGCCACCCTCGTCGTCGTCCCCAAGGACGAACTCAAAACCAGCACCATCTGGCCCGGCCCGTCCAACCCCGGCGGCAGCATCACCGACCCGATCGCCATCGGGATCTACGAGGACGGCGAAGTGGCGGTGCTGTGGTTCCCCTTCGACTCCCAGTCCAGGCGGAACGCCACGCACTTCCTGGCCGCCGGGATGAACGGCTCCGCCAAGTCCACCGGCATCAGCGTCGCCATGGCGGAAGTGCTGACCAAGCCCGACGCCATCGTCTGGGCGGTCGACCCCTCCAAGGGGCAGCAGACGTTCGCCCCGTTCCTGCCGTACCTCGACTGGGTCGAGATGACCGAAGCCGGGGGTAACGAGATGATTGACGCCCTGCCGCAGGTCATCACCGCCCGCGCGAACGAGCTCGGCCGCCACGGCTTCAAGAACTGGACTCCGCAGGCCCACGATCAGCTCGGCATGCCGTACATGATCGTGTGGATCGAGGAAGCGGCCAAGTTCTTCCGCAACGGCACCGAAATGGAAGGCCTCGTCATGGAGGCCCGGTCCGCCGGGATCAGCGTCATCATCAGCCTCCAACGCCCCTCCGCCACCAGCATGCCCACCGACGTCCGCGAGCAGCTCGGCGGCGTCCTCTGCTTCGGCGTCAAAGGCTCCACCACCGCCGACATGGCCCTCCCCGACGACGTCCGCGACGCCGGCGCCCGCCCCGAAGCCTGGGAAAACCGCAAACCCGGCTACGCCTACCTCGTCGCCCCCGGCGTCGACGAAGACCGCTACGCCACCCCCCTGCGCACCTACCTCATCGACGACGACCAGATCACCGGGGCCCTCGCCATCCTGCCCCGCACCCCCATCGACCCCGTCACCGCCGCAGCAGCCGGTGACGCCTACGCCAACCGCACCCGATACGACGCTGACACCCCGCTGACCAGCGGTGACAGCCCACGACAGGAGACCGTCACCATGACCAAGGACGACGCCCAGGCCGCCGAGAAGGCGCTACTGGAGAAGCAAGTCGACCGCGAGATCGACGCCATGGTCGGCGACGACCCCGACAACGACGGGTTCGTACCCGACGTCGACGCCGACCAGGAGATCGCCCCGGTGAGCGAAGTGTGGTCGTTCGGGCAGGCCCAAGCCCCCGTCGAGGAGAAAACGCCGGAGGCCGGCATGGACGCGCTGATGGTGATGCTCGCCGAGTTCCGGGCGGAAGAGCGGGAGTTCATCGGCCCGAAAGACTTCGGCCCGTTCGGGAAGGGGCAGCGCATCGGAAGGTCCCGTTCCTGGGTGTCAATGGCTCTCGGGGACCTGTCAGATGCCGGGATTCACCTCCAGGAGACGGAGCAGGCGGGGGTCTATCGGCTGCTGTACCCGGAGCTGGCGGAGGTCTAGGGGGCGGGGGTGTCAGCGCTGACACCCCTCCTGACCTGCGGTGACATCAGATTCACACCAGATTTTCTTGATCAGCTGTCAAGACGGGTGTGAATCAGGGGTGTCACCGCCCCTGGCGGCTCGATCTCTATAGGTCATGCGCGTGCGCGCGCGTGACTGACGGCGGACTGACATCACCGGATTTCCAACCAACCCAAAAGCTAGGAAATGGTTCAAATGGTGCAACTCTTTGGTCTGTCGTCGGGCGTGCCGCGATGCGTTGCCGCGACGAGCGAGAGCCCCTGCCGTGAAGCTGCCGCCATCGCCACTCCGGTGGCGCTGTGCGAGACACACCGGCTGAGGATCGCGCTCGACCTCACCCCAGAGGTGCTTGGCCGCGCCTTGGTACGCCGAGCCACTCCTCCCGCCCCAGGCAGGCCGGCACCGCGGAGCATGGCGAGCATTGCCACCTCAGCCCAGCCGGCAGAGTTCATCGGAGGCATAGCGGCCGGGCGGCATGCACCCGTTGTCTACTTTCTGCTGAACGGCAGTCGAGTAAAGATCGGCTACACCCGGTCCTTGGTCACGCGCCTTCGAGCGCTTGCCCTTGGAGAATCGGCGGTTGTCCTGCTTCTCAGCGGCGGTCGACAACTTGAGAGCGCCCTGCATGCAGAGTTCGCGGCGACCAGGGTCAAGGGCACCGAGTGGTTCGAGATCACCGCGCCGCTCCTGCGCTACATCGGCGGCAGGCTTGCGCGCCCCGCCGTCGCCATCCAGCCGGACCTGGACCTGGATCGGGACGAGCCCCGTGAGCCGCAGGACGTACCGGCGCGGCCCCGCATGTCCGAAGCGCGCCAGGCGTTGCTGAGCCTCGTGAAGCAGGCCAAGGCAGAGGGGTGGGACCACATAGGGCCCCGTCACGTCTGGGGGCAGCATCGGCACACCCTGCGCCGGAGCCGACCGTGGGTGAGCGCTGAACTTGCACGACTAGCTGATGAAGGCGTTCTTTGCCGCACAGACGAAGCAGGCGTCTACACCTTCCGCGACGACGATTTGGAGACAGCATGAAAAGCCCCGAAACGGACGGAGGTCGGGCCAAGGTACTTGCTGCAGCACTCCGCACCTGGACCACCGTCGACAACGACCCCGAACCCCCTGTCGCACGCCTGGAAATCCGCTACCCACCCCACTGGGCGTTCACCTCCACCAACCCCATCACCGCAAGGCAACAGAAGCGGCTCCTCGCGTTCCTCCGTGACGACCTCGCCGAGAACCGGCCCGGATACTCCACCCCTGAACGCGCCGCCGCGATCATCCACGGGCTCATCACCGAACACGCCGCCGCCGGCCGCACCCGCATCACCACCGCGGACCTCGCCGAAGCCGCACCCCGGATCGGCCGGTCCCGTACCTGGATCGCCGCCCACGTCACCGACCTCATCGACGGCGGTGTGCTTCGCGAGACAAGACGCCCCGACACCTTCCGCATCAACTAGGAGACCACCGTGCAGCTGCCCGAGCAGCCCGTTGCCGGGCAGCCCGATCCCACCGACCGCGCCGAAGTCCGCAAGCTCGCCCACGCCGTCGAGACCGTCCTCCTGGAGGAAATGGCCACCTACCACCGCGACACCACCCCGCTCCCCGCGGTGGGTGCTGCACCGCCTGTGCCGCAGCCAGGTCAGCCCCCGATGTCGCAGTGGGCGACCGACGCCAGCGGGGTCCTCAAGGCTGTGTCCGTGGCGTCCCTGCCGATCGGCGGGGCCCTGTGGATCGTCGGCCAGGTCGACCCGCTGACCTTGGGCATCATCCTCGGCTCGCCGGCCGCTGTTGCCTTGGCTGTGGCCCGACTCGTCGCGAAGGTCAAGGACGCCAACCAGGCTGTACCGCAGCCGGTCACCAACCACTTCCACGGCACCGTCCACCACGACGAGCGCATCGTCACCAGCACCACCCGCGGCCTCATCGCGAACAACCGGAACCGAAACTGACCCAATCTGATCACTTCGCCCACCAGGCGACCCACCCGCAGATAACCTCCGAACGCACACACCATCCCTGGGGGGACCATGAGTACCGAAACACCGCCGCCAGCCGAACCACCCGCTGCTCCCGAAGCGCCGCCCATGCCCGCCGAACCCCCGGCCGCGGCACCGAAGAAGCGGCCCTCACCGCTCCTCGCCGGAATCCTCGGCCTGGCCGTAGGCGCCGGCGCGGTCGGTGCAACCTGGGCGATCACCGCAAACCAGGAGCCGCCCGCACCAGCCACGTTCACCCTCACCGGCGCCTTCGCCCTGACCGAGGGCGCAACCAGAGACGGCGACGGTTGCATCGGCACCGAGGGCTACGACGACATCGCTGAAGGAACGTCCGTCACCGTGTACGACGGGGCTGGGAAAGTGGCCGCCACTGGGAATCTCGGCAAGTCCAAGTACGCGGCGGGTGCCTGCGCTTTCGAGGTCAGCGTTCCGGACGTACCCAAGGGGGAGAAGTTCTACCAGGTCGAGGTGTCCCACCGTGGGAAGGTTCAGCTGTCCGGAGAGGAAGCTGAAGCCGGAGAGATGTCCGTGACGCTCGGCTGAGGGTTCACCGCACGACAAGGCCCCGGACTGTTTGGTCCGGGGCCTTTCGCGTAGCGCGGGCGATCCATGCCCCGCCGAGCCGGTCGGTGGGCGGCAGGGTCACCTCGACGTGCAGCAGCCGGCGCAGGTCGTCCAGCGCCTGCTGGCATTCCTGCTGGGTGCGGCCGTGGACCGTGAACCTCGCCATGGGGGCATTCTGCCGGGGGAGTGTCGGCGGTGGGGTGGAAACCGGCTACGAGGACCCGTTCGCCGATACCCTGACCCTGTCGACACCAAGGGGGGCTCGTGGACTACAGAGTGCGTTGCTACGTCCCAGGGAAACCGCCCCGCGAGTGGCACTACCCCACACGTCTCCAGGCAGAGAAGCAACGCGACGGCATCCTCCGAACCGCCCGCCAAGAGGGCGCCCCTGTCGCCGTCATCCTCCGGCCCCCGAGCGGCAAGTCGGAACGAACAGCCGTCGAGGCCGGCCCACCCCGGTTTCAGCTCTCCCCGTCGATCGTCGCGAGACGCGAGGCAGGGGCGGTAGCGCAACGCCAACAACAGCGGGAAGCCGAACAAGCCGCAGCAGCCGCCGCGGCTGCTGCGCCGCCACCCGAGCCGACCATTCCCGGGTGGCAGATCGCCTTGTTCTTCCTGATGGCGTTGATCGGGGCCATGCCGCGACGCAGCCACCGCGGTACGGCGCACATCTTCTCGGGCAGGACGTGGGGGAGCGGCGGGGGCGGCGACTTCGGCGGCGACCTGTAGTCGAGGTCGCCGCACTGGCACGGGCCGCAGTGACAGTCGGCTAGTCGTGCGGGTAGTCGTTGTGCTCGAGGTAGGGGGCGGCGAGGAGCCGCAGCTGGTACTCGGCAGTCCGGCCAGCCGCCCCGCCCGCGCCCAGGTGCGGGATCACGGTGTCCTCCAGCAGTGTCAGGTGCACCTCCGCGGTGGCAACGGAGAACCGGGCGTGCTTCGCGGCGTCCTCGGGGTCGACACCGAACCGTTCGGGATCCTGGGTCACTGTGCCGCTCGCGAACCGGGCCTTCTCCAACTCCTCGGCGAACCGGGTGCGGAGGAAGGCCACCAGCCGGTCGTTGATCATGGCGTCCACTCCGGGAGGTAGTCCTGGTGATCGGCGTACACGGCTGCTTCGGCCAGCAGTACACGTCGCAGAACCTGATACTCGACCTTGGCTTCTTGGTAGCCAGTGGTGTCCGCGTTCCGCATCGCCTGGTCCATCCGATCTGCCGCGCTCTCGTACAGGTCGACGAGCTGACGCTTCGCTTTCACCTCTCTCAGCGCGCGTGCGGGATCTTGAAGCGCAACGTGCTCCATCTCGGCAGTGTTGAGCCCGCATTCCTCGGTCAGATGGATGGTTCCCAGGTCGATGAACGCTCCGTCGGCTGTGGTGCTGAACCTCCATTCGGGGGTCGCCCATGAAGCCGCAGAAGGTGCCGTAGCCGTTCGCTCGTCATCGTCCAGTCGCGCAGTTACGAACGATGGCAAGAGGCCGCTCATGCGGGCTCCTCGCTCTGGGCTTTGCGGAGCCGTTCGGCCCGCTCCTTGTAGCGGTCATCTGCTTCGATGCCAGCTTCCCTTGCCATCTTCCTCACGTGAGCCCCGGTCCAACCGGACTTCTTGGCGACCTCGGTGGGCTTGTGGGTTCCGGCCCGGAGGGCGGCGAGGACGAGTTCCTTGAGTTCGTCGCTGGACTTCTTGAGCCGGTCTGCGTCGCGGAGTCGGCGTGTGCCGGCTGCGGCGATGTCCTCCAAGGTCGGGGACTCGGGGGGTGGGGTCGGATTCATGGCACCAATCTATCGCAACCCACTTGCGGTGGCCATGCCTCAGGCGTACTGTCTGAGTCATCGTCAGCGCAACACATGATCGCTAGTGAGGCGCGATGGCGGAACGACAGGAACCACCCGAGGGGGACCCGTGAACATCAGCCGCCGTATCGCCCGCATCCACCAGGCCGCCCGCCACATGGCGAAGGACCTCCGCTACCGGTGCCTCTCCGGCCTCATCGCCGCCGCCATCGACGCCGGCACTCTCATCCGCACCGGCGACATGCTGGAGCGGCTCGGCGCCGACGACCTCAAGGACGGGTACAAGTCCTGGTACGGCCGCCACGTCAAGAAGGCGTACATCGCCGCGAACGGCCACCCGCCGGTCATGGTGTGGGCGCAGCACCGCACCACCGGCCGGTGGATCCACGTCGCCGCCTACAGCCCCCTCGACCGGGCCCTGTTCGTCGCCCTCGCCTCGTACAAGCAGACCCGGCACCTGGTCGCCTCCGACTTCGCGGAGTGCGCCTAGACCAACTTCACGGCGCAACAGACGAGAGGGGTTTCGATGTCCGCCGCCATCCAGCAGCAGATCGACGCCCAGGCCGCCGCCGACCGCATCCGCGCCTACGAGGACCGGGACCTGCCGGACCTCGCCTACGACGACGGCTACGACATCAGCGACCTCGGCTGGGACGACACCAACCCGGAAGGACCCCGATGACTGACACCCCGATGACCCCGGACGCCGCCCTGGCCCGTCTCCGCCAGTACGGGGAGCGCACCTCGACCTGGTCGACCGCCACGCACAACGACGGCACGGAGAAGGCCCTGCATCAAATCGCGGTGAGCCTCGCCGGAGAGGTCGACCGGCTGCGTGGGGAACTGTCCGACGCAACAGCCGAGATGGCGGAGAACGCCCGGGCCATGAACGCCCTCCGCCGCCACCGCGACACCGCCGAGGCGCGTGTCCGCGAGCTGGAGGCGAGGGCCATGCGGCGGGTCCACCCGGTGACGGCGTGCGGGGCGTGCGGGGACCTGCCCGAGAAGTGGTGCCCGGACTGCGCAGCCTGCAAGGCAGGCTGCTTCGGAGGGCACGACGGGAACTCGTGCACCCACCCCAACACGTCCTGGAACACGGGGCCCACCCCATGACCCCGCCGCCGGCTCCGGCCACGTTGCCGCCGTGGGAGGACACCGCACGCGAAGTAGCCCAGGCTGACGACCGGTACTGGGACGCTCAATACGAACGAGACGAGGACTGACCATGTGGACCTGCGAGAACTGCGGTACCGAGAACCAGCGGCACGACGAGCACTGCCAGAACTGCGACACCTGGCGCAGCGAGCAGGAAGACGACGAGGAGTAGACCGATGAACCCCATGCCCGCCGAGACGTTCACCGCAGCCGCGACCCGGGCCCGCGAGATCGGCGACCCGCTGCACACGGCTATGGCTGACCTCCTCGACATCTACGCCAGCCGGTTCGCCACCTGGCGTGGCCCGCACGTCTCCAACGAGTTGGCGGCGGGCCTCGCCATGGCCCACGCCGTCAACGACACCAAAGACCAGCAGGGCGACGAGGAGTAGACCGATGAGCATCCGACTCGCAGACCTGGACATCCGGTGGACCGGCACCGACGACACCACCCCCGACGGGCACGTCCTCGCTCTCGGCACCGACAGTGCCGGCCTCCTCCGGCTCTGCCTGTACGCCGGGGACACCCCGGCCGACGACCAGTTCCGGGGCTCGCTCCTGCTTCCGTCGGACGGGCACCGGAAGTCTTTCCTGCCGACCCGAACGACTGCCTACGGGCCGGGCGGCGCGTGGGTCACCAGCGGCGGGGACCAGACCAGCATGCTCGCCCGACTCGCCAACCAGCCGACCTGACCGCCCTTGGGCTGCTGTGTACGGCACGGCGGCCCACACCCCGAAGGAGAACCGAGATGCCCGGATCCCCCCTGGATGCTGCGGTGGCGTACTTCGAGAACCAGTACGTGAACCAGTTCTTCGGTCACGAGGTCGCCGCCAAACTGCGTGCACTCGCTACTGAGGCACCCGCCCCTGCCGACCGAACCATGCTGACCGAGATCGAGCGGCAGCTCCTCACCTTCGCGCTGGAACTGGCCGAAGAGGAGATCCACGCCCGCAGTCTGGAAATCCCCGACAAGGACCGAGCCGCGCTCACCTCGCTCCGCCGCCTCGCCGACGACACCACCACCCAGGAGCCCCCGCGATGATCCAGCCCGGACAGACCTACTACTCCCTCGACGGAAACCACAGCAGCGGCGGGCCACGGCGAATCCGCATCACCAGCGCCCCTATCGGCGCCGCCGACATCGACGGCATGCGGAAGGTCCAGGTCGTCACCATCACCCGAGACGGCCGCGAGATCCGCCCCCGCTGGATGCGAGCCGACCAACTCCACACCACACCCACCACCCGCGACGGGGCACCCCGCCGCACTGGATACGTCCTGGAGGACATGTCACGGCCGGCCCGGTGACGAGGAAAGGCCCCGTCCGGTAAGGTCGGGGCCAGGCGGTCATCTTCAGGATGGGTCCGGTTCGTCACCGGAACCGCCACTGTGCGGAAGATCCCGGTGCAAGTCCGGGCCAGCCAACGTTCGCGTCGGCTCGTAGCTCAAGTAGAGCGTCCGCTCCTAACGAACCGCATCCCGGCCACCCCGCAGCTCTGCAGGCGTCATGGCCAAGTCGCGATAGTACGTCAGCGCGTGGCCCTGAAGCCGCTGCACCACCCGGTCCAGGTCGGGGCCAGTCAATCCGTGACCAGCCGGCGCGGCATTGAACCGCCTCCGGCCCACCACCGTCGCATCACGGTAGTCGCGAGCGATGACCTCCGCCCACTGGGCGCGAGTAAGGGCGCCCCGGACCCGCCCGTTGATCTCATAGGCCGACTCCTTCGTCACCGCCAGAGTGGCCATGATCTCGGGCCAACCCAGCGTCGGCGGCATGTCGACCTTCGTGTACGTGAAAGGCCGCCCTGCGAGGCTCTCCCATCGCGCCACCGCTGCGGGCGACAGACGGTTCCACCGGTTGACCAGCTTCTTGTTGACCTTTCCGGCTCCGTGCATCATCGCGTTACGCCACGTCAAGCAGAAGCCCAGTAGCTCATCTGCGACGGTCTCAGCCTTGCCGAAACGCAACGTCTCATGGAGTGCTGGCACCGACCAGCCCCCCGGAGCTGACTGCTTCGTGATCAAGGGCGGGAAACGCTGGCACTCAACGATCGTGCCCACACACAGTTCGATGTGTAGTGCCATGACTTGAGGGATGGCGAGAATCGCCATGTCAGCCGCCGCAGAGCCGAAGATCTTTGCCGCGTCGACGGCCGTGATGTCGAGACGCTCCGTCTGGGGCACCGCGTTCAGTAGCGTGCTCGCCCTGATCTTGGGGTCTGGGGCCTGGTTCATATCCTGCTGGATGTGATGCGCCCCTACCGACAGGGCCAGGATGCTGTTGTTCGACCGCTTCTGCATCGCCTGCCACGTCCGAAACGCGCTGTACTGAATCAAGTCGCCCCCTGCCACTCGGTGTTGGCACAGCTTAGTGCGCTCCGGGCCACGACCTCCCCGCTCTGAACCGTCAGGCAAGCCCGAGGCGTTGTGCGGGGGCGGTCGGCGGGAACACTCCAGGGAGACCAAGGAGGTGACCATGCCAGGCCGACGACACACCGGATTCAAGAGCCGGGCCCAATGGCGCTACTTCTTCGCCAACCCCAAACTCCGCCGCTACGCCCGATCCAAAGCCCACGCCACCAAGGGCGGAAAGATCACCCGCTACCGGCGGCTCCCCGCCCGCAAGGGCATCCGCCGCCGCTAAGCCGCCACCCCAGGCCGCGAGCCCCCGCCCACCGGCTCCTCCTCATCCGGATCCTCGGACTGGCCCTCGTCGAAGCCCGGCTCGACCCCATCGTCCGGCTGCTCCTCGCCCGGGCCCTCGGTGCGCGCGCTGAACGGGTCCCCGGCCGGAGTCTGCGTCTTGTCGTCCCTGATGCGCCGCACCTCCGCCAACACCTCCGCGTCATCCCAGGCCGGCTCCCGCATCTTCACCTTCATGAACGTGCTGATCGCCCCCGCCGCGTCCAGCAGCGACAAGGTGCGCGCCGTTGCCTCCGGGTCCGGCTGCACCGCCTGCGGCCACGACGCGGTCAACTCCACCGCCGGGTCCACACCCTTCGCCCCGCAGTGCCTCACGTCGACCTGCATCAGCGTCGTCAGGTGCTCCAGCAGTGCTGGCCGCTGATACAAGATCTTCAGCCCTCGGGTGGTCAGGCTCTCCTCCTTGCGGGCCGCGACCTCCGTCGCCGTCACCGCAACCGACCCCTCCTCCCCATACGACTGGGCCGAGTAGCCAGCCGACGCCAAGATCTGCCGGCGCAGAGCCTTCGCGGTCCGCTCGTGATCCTCCACCCGGATCGCGAACTGCACCTCAGTGATCGAATCCTTGAGCGACGACTCGCTGCCCAGGAACCCGGACACCGACACGAGCAGCTCCCTGTCCAAGTCGAACGAGGAACCACCGCCCGGCCCGCTGGTGTCGAGCATCTCCTGCGGCACCACCACCCGGGCCTTACCCAGGCGCAGATCACGCATCCACGACGACCAGGTCTCGTCGAGCCCGTCCATCATCGGCTCGATGCCCGCATAGTCGGAGCGTCCCAGCGGGGCGGTGTCCGGCACCCCGTCCCAGATTCTGTTGGGCAGCACGTTCGGCATGTGCGTGATCAGCAGCCGGTCAACGCCCGTCGCCTGCCGGCCGTGGGAGTCGGTGCGGCTCGCCAGGAACTCGGTCTCGTGGTGGTCGCTGAACTCCATCAGCATGCCGAGGGTGCCGACATCGCCCCTGTACACCCCGTACTCGATCAGCCCCGGGGTGTGGTACTCCAACAGCCGCCACACACCCCCGCCGTCATCCAGCGGCTCCAACTCCCGCCACACCGTCGCCGCGGCAAGCATGCCCCAACGCCACTCCGGGACCACCGCGTTCGCCTGGATCACATCCGACCACGGGCGAGGGCGCAGCGAGGTGTCCCACACAGCCCGCAGGTACACGTTCGACAAGCCGGCGGCCAACTCGGCCGCCTCCCGCATCTTCGCGTGGCCCCGGTCGTCGAGGTACCGGCCGATCTGCGCCTGCGTCGACGCGGCCGTCGCACTGTCCGTCGAATCCAGATCGACAGTCACCTGCGGCACCTCGGCCCACAGGAGGTTCGCGGACATTTCCGCAATGTCCCCGCCGATCGGGACGTGCAGCTTCGCCGCCTGCTGGCCTGGTGACGGGTCCTGCCCCCAGAACATGCGCAGCTCATCACCGCCCACCGCCCGCCTCCGGTCCACGTCGAAGTACGCGCGCGCCGTCCCGTTCCGGGTGTAGGCGGCCGTGCCCCCGTACACCTGTGCCAGATGCCCGGTGTCCCCGGCGTACCAGGCCCGCCACATGTCCATGTCGGCATGCGGGATCTCCAGCTTCGGCGGGGGCCACGGGGTGTTCCCGGACGGAGGCAGCGGCATGACAGATCCTTTCGATCAGGCGGCCAAGGCAAGCTGGCGCTGCCACAAGGCACGAGTAGTGAAGATCGCGTAGCGGAGGGCGTCGACACCATGGTCGGCAACCTTGATGGGCTTGTCCTCACCCTTCTCGGCAGCCTTGTCATCCCAGGCGTAGCCCGGCATCTCGCCGATCAGCGCCTTGCAGGAGGAGTGGACGACGAGCTTGCCCGCAGAGAGAAGGCTCGACATGGTGCGGATGCCATCCAGCACTGCGTTGTTCGCCGGGGTCGGGGTGAGCCTGTCGCGCCGCAACTGGGCAGAGAACGAAGCCGCCGAAGGGTCCACCGTCACGAACTGAGGGCGGACCGGGCCAATGCCGGCGACGTTCGACAGCCAACCCCGCATGCGCTCCGAATACTCAATGTCCGTGAGCTGGCGCCGCTGCTGGCGGCCGTCGTACCGCCACTCGGAAGCCGCGTACAGTCGGCGGTCCCGGCCAAGGCCGAGGAGGGTGGCGTGGAACGGGTTGGTCTGGCCATAGTCCACGCCAACGCTGATCCACTTGGCGATCTCGGGCAGCGTGTTGACGACGTGCTTCTCCTCATCCCACATGTCGAAGATCGAACCTTCGGCAGCGATCCACTCTCCGAGGACGAAGCGGCGGTACCAGAGGCCCACGAACTCATTCTTGATCGAGTTCTTGTAGTCGTCGCCCAGGGACGGGTTGTCGTCCAGCACGTAGTGCCAGTACCGGATGCCCAACTCGTCACGGCGGTCGATGAAGTCCCGCTTTAGCCAGTGGGCCGGCGACCCGGGATTGGTGGAGGCAAAGAGCTTCGCCCCCGGCACGCTCATGCGCCCCAGCAACTGTGTCCAGAACTCTTGCGGTACGAGCGTCGCCTCGTCGACGAGGGCACCCGCACAGGTCATGCCTCGCAGGCGCTCCTCCGCCCTGCTGTCATTCGCCCCGATGACCCGGACCTGCCGACCCAGGATGGTCGCGGTCGGCGCACCCCGCGTGTAGTGCACGTGCTGCGCCAGCGGGCCGAAGAGGTTCGGGTCCTGGAGAGGAATGAAGACGTTCGACGCCGCGGTGTTGGTGGTCTTCGCGATGACCGCGAGCTCCCCACCGGAGGGTGCCGTTGCCACATACATGATCCACCGCAGCAGCGTGGAGATAGTTTTGCCAGCACGGATTGACCCGGAAGCGATGTTGATTCGTGCGTTGCTGTTCGCGACGAAGTCCAACTGCTTCCGGGACATCCCGAGATCGGTGGCGCTCAGCACAGCAGGCCCAGCAGAAGGCGGAACCGCGTTCCGCATCGAGCGTGCTTGGTCAGGTTGCAGTGACTGCACGCCATGGCCAAGTTCCACCAGTGGTCCGTGCCGCCCTTGCTGAGAGGGAACTGGTGGTCAACCTGCATCGCAGCGGTACGGCCCCCGCAGTACGCGCAGGGGTCAGTCGCGATCGCTGCTCGATAGGCGGTCGATATAGCCTTATCGATTTTGGTCATGCCTCGCGCTGCTTGGTACCTGCGTCGCGCAGTCTTTGCCTTGAACGGAATCGGGTCGTCCTGGTAGTCCTGGCGCTGCCGATGCAACCGACACAGGCCGCGGTACTGAGCGTGCTTGCTGCACCCGTCGGCAGCGCATTCCCCGCCTTTGGCAGTCTTCAGAGGCTGCTCGATGGGTGTGCCCGTCAGAACGCGGCGTCGATGAAAGTGGCACATACCGACCGCCCCGTAGGGGCGCTCGCAACCCTCGACCGCGCACGGTCGATTGACCCTCCGGGACCGGACGACGTGGGGGTCGCCGTGCTGACGCCAGCGCTCGTAGTGCTTCGTGCACCAACCGCGCTTGCGGGAGGGCTCGTCGCAATCTTCGATCGCGCACGCTTGGCCAAGGTTCGCGATCTTGAGGGGGGCCGCCATGGAGAGGCCGTTGCGCTGCCGCTGCCAGTGAAGCGAGCAGAGCCCTTTGCCTGCAACGCTGCGCTCGCAATCCTCTGCGGTACAGGTGAGGCCAGCCCGTTCCTGCCGCAACGGTCCAGCGGTCAGAGGGATGCCCTTCCTCTGTCGATAGAGGTGGGTGTCGCAGAGCCCGTGGCCCTTGTGCGGTCGTTCGCATTCGGGCACGTCGCAGGTACGCTTGGTCATGTCGGCACTCCTCGTAAGTGTCGGCCGCGCCCCCGGACGGTTGCACCCGTCGCGGGGGTCCTGTATGTAGTTTGACCTGCCAATTCTACCAATTTCGCGCCGTGTTGGGGTGATCGTCAGCCTTGTCACAGCTCGACCTCGGAAGGCGTTTCGGTGCCTTCGTTGACGATGGCGCTGATGCCCTGTGCGAGCTTCCCGAGCATCGACTTGGCCTCGTCGGCGCCGCCGGTGGCCTGCTCCGGGGGTGCGAGCTTGAGGCTGCGGTCGATGGCGGCGCCAGCAGCCATGATGAGGATGCGCCGTTCGGCGTGGGGGGCTTCGGTGAAGGTCTCGGAGTTGAAGTTGTTCTCCTTGCCGCCGAAGGCGTACACGGTGGTCGGCTCGTGGATCTTCTGGAGCGACTCCTCGGCAATGTCTGTCAGCTTCTCGGCGAGGAGGGATCGGCGTTCGGCGAGGTCGGCGACGCGCGCCGCTGTCGCTGCCTGGATCGCCGTCCGGTCGAAGGTGAGGCCGAGGTGTTCTGCGGTGCGGGATACGCAGCCCGTGGCTATGCCCATCTCGCGGGCGATGACGTTGCGGCCCTTCCCTTCGGCGTGGAGCTCTCGTAGCTGGTCCCACCGGTCGCGTGCCATCGTCCCGCGGGGCTTCGGGGCCTCCTGCTTGTTGTCGGCCATCAGGCCCTCCGTTCGGTTCGTGCGGCCCGGCGCAGCAGGGCGGGCAGTGGTGTGCCGTCGACGGGCCAGGTGGGGGAGTAGGGGATGGTCCAGCACCGACAGGACGGGTGCAGCGGCGGGCCTAGCGGAGCGGTGGCGAAGACGGTGCGCTGCGGGTCGAGACTGAGTGCGGCAGGGAACCGGCGGCCGGCAACGACGCTGCGCCCTGCGTAGGCGCCGCAGGCGGGGCAGGCCCCGGGTTCGGCGACCCAGAGGAGCCGGATGGTGGGTCCGATGGCGCGGGCGACTGCGGTGGCGGCGTGTGCGGCAGCGCTGGTGACGGCGACTGCGGCGTGGCGGGCGATGCGGGTGACGGCGCGCCGGGCTCGGTTGAACACCCCTGTGACGCCTGCGAATCCGAGGGCCGTGACGCTTGCCGCGGTGAGGAGCGCGAGGGCTCGGTGGTGCTCGTTTTCGACTGCTGCGGGTACGACGTCGGCTGCGGTGGCGGCTTCGGGGCCGATGGTGGGCTGGACCGGTGGGGTGGGTGTGCCGCTCATGGCGGCGGCGAGCGCGGCAGCCTGCCGGGCGCTGAGCTGTGCGGCGTGGAACGCGGCGATGCGGATGGTGTCTGCGGCGAGTTTGCCCTTGCCGCGGAATGCGTCGGTGAGCGCCTGCTTGATGGCCGTGATGAGCCGGTCCAGGGCGGTGGGCGACGGGAGTGCCTGCCGGTCGGTGGCGTGGAGCCACTGCCGTGTGGCGGTCCTCTGCGCGTCGGCGAGTGCGCGGGCGAGCGGGGCTGCGGCGTCGTGGGCGGCCTGTTGCTCGGTGCGGCGTAGTGCGGCGGGGAGTTGCCGCGCGGTGTCGGCTATGCGGTTGCTGCTGACCATCCCTCACCACCCCCTTGATCCTTGGAATCTAAGGACATCTTGCGCTATGACCTTTGATTGTGCAGCATTGTGGTGGGTTCAGGGTTAACATCTGGGCTAACACGCCAGCGGACAAGGCGCCGCCAACGCGTGCAGGCCGCCCAAGGAGGCACCGAGATGACGACCCCCGCCCCCGCAGCACCCGAGGGAACCACGGCAGACCCCGGCACCCAGCCGGCCACCCCGCCCAACCCCCCGGCCGCACCAGCCGCACCGGCCCAGCCAGAGCCGGCCGCACCCACCACCCCCTCCGAGCCGGTCACCGAACCGAAGCCCAGCGAACCCAAGGCCAAGGCGCCCAAGTTCGAAGGCGACTTCGACCCCGCCCGGTTCGAAAAGCTCGTCGAGAACCTCCGCGGCGACGTCGCAGCCGAGAAGGCCAAGCGCGAAGCCCTGGAACAGAAGGCCAAGGACGACCAGGACACCCTCATGAAGCGGGTGGCCAAGGCGTTCGGCCTGGAGACCGACGAGGCCAAGCCGCCCACCCCCGAAGAGCTCGCCCAGCAGCTGGAAGAGGCGCAGACCCGGACCAAGGCGTCCGACGATCGCGCCCGCCAGCGAGAGGTCGAACTCGCCGTCTACAAGACGGCGTCCAGGCATGGCGGCGACCCCGACGCACTGCTCGACTCACGCACCTTCGCCAACGCCATCTCGAAGCTCGACCCGACCGCGGCCGACTTCGACGACCAGGTCGGCAAGGCAGTGAAGACGGCAGTCGACAGCAACTCCAAGCTCGCGGCCAAGGCGCCGGGGAAGGAGCCGGAGCCCACCCCCGCAGGTGGCGCACCGATGGACGGGGCCGGTGGGAGCAAGAAGCAGCTGGGCGAGGCGGATCTAGCTCGCATGACTCCCAAGCAGATCAACCAGGCCATGGCCGAAGGGCGGTTCGACCGCTACCTGGGCAGGGCCGGATAAGGACCCACCATGTCGGTCGCGCTGTTCAAGCCCCAGATCTGGTCTGCCCAGATCCTGGCCGGTCTGGACGAGGCACTCGTCTACGCGCAGCCCCAGATCGTCAACCGCGACTACGAGGGTGAGATCACCTCGCAGGGCCAGTCGGTGCGCATCGTCACCATTGGCGACCCGTCGATCTTCCCGTACAAGTCCGGCGACACGATCAACTACGAGGACATCGACACCGCCGGGCTGGACCTGCCCATCGACCAGGGCGACGCGTTCGCGTTCAAGCTCGACGACGTCGACAAGGCGCAGGTCTCCCTCAACCCGATGGCGAAGACCACCCAGCGCGCAGCCAGGAAGCTCGCCGCCCAGGCCGACCGGTACGTCGCCTCCCTGTACACCGGGGTCGCCCCGTCGAACGTCGTCGGCTCTTCCGGCTCCCCGGTCAACATCGTGTCCAATCCGAAGGACGCCTGGGACAAGGTCCTCATCCCGCTCCGCACCAAGCTGAACAGGGCGAACGTCCCCGGCATGGACCGGTACGTCGTCGTATCCCCGGAGTTCACCGGGGCGCTCCTCCAGGACGACCGGTTCGTCCGCGTCGACGCCTCCGGCAGCGAACAGGGCCTCCGCAACGGCATCGTCGGCCGCGCCGCCGGCTTCGACGTCCTGGAGTCCAACGTCACCCCGAACCCGTCGTCGGACACTCAGGTCATCCAGGCCGGTTACCCCGGTGCCCTCACCTTCGTGGACCAGATCCTGGAGACCGAGGCGCTGCGACTGGAGTCGACGATCGCCGACGCCGTCCGTGGCCTGCACGTGTACGGCGCGAAGCTCATCAGGCCCGAGGGCATCGCCGTCGCCTACGTCGACCCGTCCGCCTGATCCTCCCCCAACCGTCGGCGTTCTCTCTGGAGGAATCATGCCGCGCACTGCTCTCACCCCGACCAACCTCGGCGTCACCGACGTCGCCGACCCGACCGGCACCACGATCGACTCGACGCTCGTGACGAACGGCGTCGTCATCAACACCGCCGACCCGTCCCGCACCGTGCTCCGCGTCGCGAACTCGGCCGGCTCCGCGAAGAAGGTCACCGTCCGCGCCGGCGGCAAGGACGGCCCGGCCTGGATGCGCACCCAGGGCGACACCGAGGTATCCGTCGGCGCCTCCGGCACCCGGTGGATCGGCCCGTTCTCCGAGGCCCGCCACCTCCAGCACGGCGGGAAGCTGAACATCGACTTCGAGTCCGGGTTCACCGGCACCGTCACCGCGTTCAAGCTCGCCCGGAGCCTGTGATGACAGCCCGCGAGTACGTTGGCGCGGGTGGCATGCGGGTCCTGCTCGACGAGCCGCTCGACCCGATGATGGCCGCCCAGGTGGCCCGGGGTGAACTGCGCCTGACGGAGGACGGTGACCCGCTGCTCGACCCGGACCAGACGGTGCTGCCGCAGGTCATCCAGCACGGTGCGGACGCCCCCGCTGCCACCCGTGTCGGGAAGAACGTGCACGGGGCCGCGGAGAAGCCGGAGCCGGGTGACCACACCGGGGCGTGGGCCACCTACGCGGTACGCCTTGGGCTCCTCGCGACGAAGGCATCCACCATGTCCCGCCAGCAGCTGGTGGAGTGGGTCGACGCCGTCGAGGAGACGGACACGGGTGTCGTCGGTGACGCGGGCGAAGGCGCTCGCGGCCCGGAGCACGCGAGTGTCGACGGCCGCCCCAGCGAGGCGCGCGGCGACGCGCATCCTAAGTCGGAGCCCCGGACCTCCGAGGCGCCGACCGGCGGCGACGGTCCGGCGGCGGACCTGCCGAAGAAGCCTGCGGCGAACGCGAAGGTCGACACCTGGCGGGAGTACGCCATCGCCCTGGGCATGGACCCGGATGAGGCGAAGGACGCCACCAAGTCCGACTGCCAGGACTACGCCCAGGTCGTCGAGGACGCCCGCGAGGACAGTGCCCAGACCGAGGGCCAGGAGTAGCCGGTGCCCTACGCGACCGTCCCCGACCTTGCCGCGTGGCTGGCCCCCGAGCCGGCTCCGCCGAACGCTGTGCGCCTGCTGACTCTGGCGTCGCAGCGGATCGACCGCGCCCTTCTGGGGGCGTGGTACGACCGCGACGACGTGGAAGTCGTGGAGGTGTTGCGGCAGGCGACGGTCCAGCAGGTGCATTGGATGCTGGAGCGGGGTGACGAGACTGAGGCCCAGTCGGACCTTCAGTCGATGTCGACGGGGATCAGGTCGTTCTCGAAGCGGGCGCTGCGGGACGGCGAGCAGCCGCAGAAGCTTGCCGCGTCGGTGAGTGACCTGCTGATGGGCTGCGGCCTGTTCCGTTTCGACCCGTTGGTGGTGGGCTGATGCCGGGCCACATCGGACGCCAGACGATCGTCCTGGTCGATGCACCGCTGGTCGCCGGGGACTACAACACCACCGTGCGGGACTGGGCTCACGCCACCCGAACCCCGGTGTACGGGTGCACCGTCGACTACTCGTCGTCCACGGAGTCGACGGAAGCCAAGGACCAGACGGTCACCGCAGCCCAACTGTCCATGCCTCGCCGCGCGCCATGGGTGTCGGAGTGGCAGCGCGTCGAGTGGGACGGCCGTACCTGGGAGGTTGACGGAGTCCCGCTGGATGTGCAGGAGGCCGGTCCGCTGTCGGGGCAGACAGTGCGGCTGCTGGAGGTGGCCGGATGAACGACATCCGTATCGACCTCGACGAGGACGCCATTGCCGACCTGGTCCACGACCCGGCGGTCCGGGCCGACATGGTGGCCCGTGCGGACGCGGTGGTCGCTGCGGCGAAGCTGTCCGCCCCGGTCGATACCGGCCTGTACCGGGACACCATCCACCGCGTCGACCTTTCCGACCCGGACACGGGGGCGGTGCATGTGGATGCCCCGGTCCACTACGCGGTCTACGTGGAGTACGGCACCCGGCAGACCGACCGCAACGGCCGCCGCATTCATCTGCCTCAGCACGTGCTGGGCACCGCTCTCGACGCCGCAGGAGGCAACCACCATGTCTGACACCGTGAAGATGCGCCTGACGTTCTGGCGTGGCGACAAGAAGCCTGGCGACACCGTCGATGTCCCCGCCGACGAGGTCCACCGCTGGAAGGGCTTCGCCGAAGCCGTCGACGACAAGAAGGCCGACGACGCCGCCAAGACCGCCGGGGAGAAGAACCCGACGACCGGCAACGTGCCGCAGAAGGCCGCAGGCAAGTAGCCATGGCCACCCCGCTGGTCCTCCCTGACGGCAAGAAGGTCGCCATCGACCTTCTCAGCCTCGCCATGCCCGGTGCCCATGTGACATCGAAGCTCCCCGAGGGCAAGGCGCTCAACGCCGCGCTCCCGGCGGTCAGGGTCCTGAGGATCGGCGGCACCAGCACCACGCGCGGCTGGTCCGACCCGGCCACCACCGACCGCCCAAGGCTCTCCATCGACTGCTACGCCGCCGACGAGGGCGCAGCCATGCGCCTCGCCCTCCGGGTGTGCGCCGAGTGGGAGCTGCTCCCCGGCAGGTCCACGGAGGACGGCGTCGTCAGCGCCATCTCGCAGGAGACCGGCCCGCAAGACCGACCCGAAGAGCCCAACACCGGCATCAGCCGTGTCGGCATGATCCTGGGGATGAGCGTCCGCCCACCCCTCCCGACCAGCTAGGAGGCCCGTCGTGGGCGACTCTGCGAACATCATCGTCGGTACGGCGGGCAAGGCCTACGCCGCCCCCGTCGGCTCCACGTTCCCCCTCGGCCCCGAACTCGCGTGGGGCACCGACTTCGTCGACATGGGCTTCATCACCCCGGACGGCCTGGAAGAGGCTCTGGCGGAGGAGCGCACCCAGCTCGACGCCTGGGGCGAAGACGCCCCCGTCGTCGACCTCGCGAAGAAGCGCACCCAGACGTTCAAGTTGGTCTTCCGGGAGACCACCGCCCAGCTGCTGGCCCTGTACTACCAGGTGCAGATGTCGAAGATGACGAGCACCCCGGCAGTCACCGGGCCGCCGGCGAAGAAGCAGTTCATCAGCTTCGGGTCCGGCAGCACGCAGGACACGGTGGAGATCGCCCTCGGCCTCGACGTCATCTACGGCGGCAAGCGCCACCGCATCATGATCGCCCGCTGCGGCGTGTCCGACCGTGGCGCCCGCAAGCACTCGGCGGAGGACTCCAGCAACTACGAGCTGACCTTCACCGCGCTCAGCGCCCCGGGTGGCGCCCAGTCCGTCCAGCACATGATCACCGACGTGGCGCTCCCCGAGGACTAGCCCCCTGACTGGTGGTCCGTCGCGCTCCAACCCTGGGCGGGGGCGGCACGACGGACCACCTGCAAGCCCCCGCCTGCCCCTGCCCAAGTAAGGAACCCACACCATGTCCAAGCCCAACCGCAAGGTCATCCGGCTACAGCAGCGGCGCGCCCAGCAGTCCCAGGCAGGAGGCATCAAGCACGTCGACGTCGTCTACGAAGTCCCCGGCGACGAACCCGGCACCGTCCGCGAGAAGATCTGCTCCTTCCTCACCCAGGACTACTGGCCCGTCAAGGTCGTCCGAGCCACCCAGGGCGACGGAAACGCCGAGCAGCTTGACGCGCTCCGCAAGGTCGCCAGCCCGCCCGAGAACTTCGACGAACTGATCGACATCGCCGAGCTGACGTTCGCCGAACTCAAGGACCTCATCGACGACATCCAGCAGGAAGCCGGTACCGACGAGGGGGAAGGCTCCGGCTCCTCCAGCTCCTCGACGAGCACGCAGGAGCCGTCCGCGCCGACCTCCAGCGGTACTACGGCCGCCGCCTAGAGGAGTTCTGGGCCATGTCCTGGGGGGAGGGGTCCATGAACTGGGCCGAACTCCGGGACCTGGTCGAGCACCTACCGGAGGACTCCGCGACGAAGGCCGCCACCGCCGGGGACTTGGACGGGCGGCGGTGGACGCAGAACACCTACCTGCAAGCCGCCATCTACAACGCCCTCCTCCTCATGATCCGGGTCCTGTGGGCTGCCCACCTCAAAGGCGACCCGCCGGACATGCCGCCGGTTGAGTCCCCGGCCACAGCGGTGGATGAGCGGCAAGCCGAACTCGAAGCGGCCGGGGTCGCGTACAGCGAGGCAGTCCTCAACCAGTTCTCACCCGGCACCACCCAGGCCGATCAAGCGGAGATCGACCACTGGGCCAGCAAACTCCGCGAACTCGAAACCGCAGCACCATAAGAGGGGAGGGCAGCATGGCCGAGCCGACACTCGTCGGATCCACCCGGGTCTCCGTCATCCCGGACACATCCAGCTTCGGCGACCGGCTCCGTGTCGAGCTGCCCTCCGCGATCCGCCAGCCCGCCAAGCTCGCCGGCGAAGTCGCTGGTGACCAGATCCTCAACGGGATCCGCCGGAAACTCGCCGCCGCCACCCCCACCGTGCGGGTCGGTGTCGACCTCCTGACGACGGTGGCCGAAGCCAAGCTCACCAAGCTCACCAAGGCGCGCACCCTCAAGGTGACCGCCGAGCTCGACGACAAAGCCGCCACCACCGCCCTGACCCGCCTCACCCGCGACCGCACCGTCAAAGTCCGGGCCGAGCTCGACGACACCGCCGCCCGCACCTCACTCGGCAAGCTCACCGACCAGCGGACCGTCAAAGTCACCGCACAGCTCGACGACACCGCGGCCAGGGCGGCGCTCGGGAAGCTGACTGCAGACCGCACCGTCAAGCTCACCGCCCGCGTCGACAGCACCGCAGCCGAGCTGGCGTTGGGGAAGCTGACCCGGGACAGTGCCGTCGACATCACCGTCTCCGCGAAGATCAACGACGCGGCGTACAAGCGAGTTGAGCGGGCCCTCGACAAGCTGGCCGCCGACCGGTTTGTCCAGCTCCGGGCCACCCTCGACACTAGGGTCGCCGCGAACGAGTTGCGCGGTCTCACTCAGCGGCAGCGTGTCCGTATCGGTGTCGACGTCGACACCAGGGTTGCTGCCGACGACATCAACAACTTGACCCGTCGGCGTACCGTCCGAGTCGCTGCCCGAGCCGACACTGCTGCTGCGAACACGGCACTCAACCACGTCGCCCGCGACCGCACCGTCCAGATTCGCACCAGACTGTTCGGGCTCGCCGGAATCACCTCCGCCCTCGGGTCCTTCGGCGGGAGCGGCGGCAGCGCATCCGCCCAAGCAGGCATCCTCTCCGGGCGCATAGCGAAGATTGCCACCGCCGCGCTCCTCGCCACACCGCAGCTCTCCGCGATGGGCTCCGCGATCGGGCAGCTCGGGCCGCTCGCCGCCGTCGCCGCACCCGGCATCCTCACCCTGGCCACCGCATTCGGTGCGATCAAGCTCGGCACCTCCGGGGTCGGCGACGCCATCAAGGCCGCTTTCGCCCCGGCCCCCGCCGAAGCGAAAGCGGCGGTCACTGCGACCCGGCAGGTCGAAACCGCGCAACGCTCCCTCGCCAACGCGCAGCGCGGTGTCGCGGACGCCGAACGCAACCTGTCCCAAGCCCAACGAGCCGCCCGCCAAGCCCAAGCCGACCTGTCCGCCGCCCGACGGCAGGCCACCCGCGACCTGGAAGACATGAACCAGAGGCTCCGCCAAGGGGCCCTGGACCAAAAGCAGGCCGCGCTCGATGTCGAGCAAGCCGAACTCGACCTGGCAAAAACCCGCTCCGACCCCACCTCCACCCAGCTTCAGATCCAGCAGGCCAACCTCGCACTGGAGCGGGCACGGGCGGCAGCAGAGGAGCAGTCGAGGCAGCAGAAACGCCTCCAGGTCGACACGGCCGCAGCGAACAAGGCTGGGGTCGCCGGCTCCGACGTGGTGGTGCAGGCGCAGGAACGGATCCGGGCGGCGAACGAACAGGTCGCCGAGCAGCAGCGCGGCCTGGCCGACGCCCACCGGGCAGTCGCCGACGCCACCAGGGCTGTTGCCGACGCACAGCAGAGCGCAGCCACACAGACCACCAAGCTCGACACCGCCATCTCGAAGCTCAGCCCGAACGCGCGCGGCTTCGTCCGCATCCTCAAGGAGATGGCCCCTGCCTGGCGGGCGATGAAACTGGACGTCCAGGACAGCCTGTTCGACGGGCTCGGCGCCCGCCTCCAGGCTGTCGGCGCCCGCATCCTGCCCACCGTCCGAGCGGGGCTCGTCGGGGCTGCCAGCGAGCTCGGCGCGATGGGGAAGAACGCGCTCACCGCCGTCGGCAACCTGGAGAAGTCCGGGCAGCTCAAGAGCACGTTCGATGTCATCCGCAACGGGCTCGGCAACATCAACAAGATTCCCGGCCAGATCGTCACCGGCCTGTCCCAGCTCACCATCGCCGCAGGGCCCGCCTGGGACCGCATCACGGGCGGCGCCGGCGAAGCCATGGACCGAGCCATGGACAAGCTCGCCAAGGGCCTGGAGAACGGGCGCCTCGAAGAGGCCATCAACACCGCCCTCGACGTAGCCGTGGCCTTCGGGGGAGTCCTGGCGGACTTGGGCGGCATCATCAAGAACGTCTTCGGGGCGGCGGCCGACGGGGGCGGCGACTTCTTCGCCGTCATCGGGCAGGCACTGGCAGAGATCCGCCGGGTCACCGCACTGCCGGAGATTCAGGCGGCACTCAAGGCGATCTTCGGGGCTGTGCAGGCCATCGCCGGACTCATCGCCGGAACACTCGGTGCGGTCC